CCATGCAACTTCATATCAAACACTTTACCCTTGGGAGGTATCATGCACTAGATTATATACATGTAAGGTATATTCTAGTATTAAGCCACTTTCATATTGTAAGGGAACAGACTTTTCCTTTTATTGTTTTATTATCATAGACAATTTATCATCCAAAATTAATATTCTCTATGCCTGTATAAATCTGAATTAAATTTGACAGACGTTGTGCTGTTCCTGAAGATTCGTTTCCTTTTGAGATACGAAATACTTCACAACATCAGTGTGTTTCATTGAATTCTTACTCCACGTTGTTAATACATACTCCAGCCCTTTCACTGTTTCACTATTAACAATGGTTAGCGCCCTTTGTTATCAGCATCGGACTATATAACCTCCTAATTATGTCTCGCTACATGACCAATTTGGCGTGAGGTAAATTATTCAGTGCCACCTGAAAATCTTCGATATACGGTTCGCCTTTTCGAAGACTGTCCCTCTTGGGTTACGTAGTTATCTCCACTACTATCAATTCATGAAGACGTTGGACATTCAGTTCTGCTTAGATGGACTAGTTTAACTAGCGACATGTAGTCAGCATGCCTTTACACTGCTCACACAATGCTATCCTAAAGATACTAAGCTACCTAAAATAGATTTAGATTTATTTTTTAAAACACATACATGGCTGGGCGTAATAGATTCGAACTATTATTCCAGGAATCAAAATCCTGTGTCCTACCTTTGAACGAACACCCAATATTTAACTGATAATTATATTCTAATCTCCCAACAATACTTTTTCAATCGGAACATATTCCTAATAAAAAAAGCCAGATTTCTCTGACTTTTAAAATGTATTATTTATTTTCTTATTGATATTCTTTCATTCTTCTAATTAGTGTAGCTTTGCTTATTCCTGTTACTTCTGTAACTTGCTTATAACTCATACCACTTTGCTTTAGATCAATAGCATGTTTTATTTGTTTATTGGAATACTTTTGAGGTCTACCTTCTGTAAAATCTTCTCTTTGTCTAGCTATTGCCTTGCCTTCTTTTGTTCTTTCAACTATCATGTCTCTTTCAAATTCGGCAAATCCAAGGAAGATAGTTCTTATTAGCTTTCCGTTAGGTGTATTATCCATTAAACCTAAGCTTACTATATGAACCTTTATATCTTGTTCTAGTAATTTGTCTATTATGCTTAATCCATGTATTGTACTTCTAGCAAATCTGTCTAACTTAGTTACTACTAATGTATCTCCTGGTTTTAATTGTTTAAGAAGTTTATCAAAATTTTTGCGATCTTCTTGTTTCTTTGTTCCAGTATAAGAATCAACTACTATGTTTTCTTCTAAACACCCATTTGCTAATAATATTTCTGTTTGACCTTCTAATGAGTTTCCATCTTTCTTTTGTGAATAAGTACTAACTCTTGCATATCCGTATTTCATATTTACAACCCCCTATGATTTATCTTTTATACTTATATTGTATCATAAGTCTTAAGAATTGTAAACCTAATTATAAAAATTTAACTTTTATTTTTAACGTTTAAATATACGCAAATGTATATCCATAAGTTGTTTTTTGTTTTCCTTGTAACACTTTTTCTATGCTTTTTCTTGGAATATCAAGTTTTCTTGCACAAACTCCTATTCCTTCAATAATTTCTTCTGAATTATCTTTTATGTTTATTGCTTTAATAGTTTTCTTAGGAGTAACTTTTTTACTATATTTAGCTTTTATTGCTAATATAGAAGTATAATCATTAGTTTTTATATGTGGAATTAACTGTTGTTTTGCATCTATAGCATCTTTTTCTGTTTTAAAATGACCTATTGGTATCTGTTTGCCATTAAAATTTATTCTTAAAAACCAGCTTTTAGCTTTAACATCATAATTAATTCCCTTTACATCAGATTTATACATAGTAGTATTTTTTCGCATATTATGTAAAAAAGAATAATCTATCTTCTGTCTTTCACACATTTTTTCATATGTTTTTCTGCAACAGCCCATATGTTTTTCCATTTCAACATGTGTTGTTATTCCTATTTGTCTACCGTTTAAAAACTTTTCTTTATTTCGTAAATCGTTAACTTCTTTAAAAATTAAAGAAAAATCTTTAGCATTATTTCTTCTCAAAATTCTTTTGATTGTATCTTGAGAAAGTTTATATTTTTCACTAATTTCATTAAGTAAATATTTTTTAGAATATAAATCTTTAACTATACTTTCATTTCTAGCTTCTTTATTATTTATAATTTTAAGTTTTTCATTTAAATCAGATCTAACATCTACCCATGAATTAAGATATTTAACGTTATAAATGACACCTTCTCTAACTCCAGTTAATTTAGATATTTTCTTTATAGAAATTTGATTATTTTCTAGCACTGACAACATTTCCTTAACCTTAGCAATTTGATGCTCTGTATAATCACTTCTTTCTCTATTTACTTTCTTTAAATTTTCTAATCTTTTCTTTCGTATTTCTTCTGGAATCTCATTTAGAAAATAGTCTCCACCTTCTGTCATATTAAATCCATTATTATAAGTATCATATTTTTTTATATAATACTTTTCTAAATCATTTAAAATATCAAGTTCGTCACAATAATGTATAGCTTTAAACTTAAAAGCATCTTCGCCATATTTATTCCAACTTCTTTGAAGATATTCATTATCATGATTACCTCTATTTAAAGCACTTATATGGCTTTTCCATCTTTTTTTAAAATCTTGGATCGTTTGTCCTATATACATCTCACCTGTTACTACATTTGTTATTGAGTAAATTCCAAAAGGCATTCTCTTACCCCCTTATCGAAAGTTTTAAAAAATTTTTTGTGGAATTTTTTGAGATTTTGTTTTACTTGTTATCCCTCAGGTTTCAAAAAATATATTGCAACACTATAGCCCTTGGCGCACGCGTTGAAAATACTGGGGTATAGAATGCACCGCCCCCTTACCTGGAGTACCCTACCCCACCGAAAGGCCACTGTTTTACCTGGTTACTTATGACACTAAGTTATAAGACAAGTAAACATATTGATAGCACTTACTGTGTCAAAATGTATCATAACTTATAAGTATTGATACCTTATAGAGTACTATTAATGCTGTTGTCTTTTACTATACTGGTCTTGCTGTTCACTCTATCGTCTTATACCCTCTGTGTGCCCTTCTAAGATGTTATACTTTGTCTTGCTTGTCCTTATTCTATTGGTAATATATTCCTTGTCTTAATAGTTGTTATAGCTTAATACTATTAAAATGACTATTCCAACAGATTTTCAACAGCGACACCTCTTAAATACGGACCGCGATAAGCGCCCACATATAATCCCCTACGATATTTCACTATCTTTTATATCTATTACATTCCCTTCTATAACATCTGAATCATTAAAGTCATCCCAAGAAGGTTCATTATTATTTTCTTTTTCAGTTTCAGGAGTAATAACTGTTTTAGTTTCCACTTTTGAAATTGGAGCTCCAGCTAATCTATTAAGTAAGTATATGCTTGCATCTAGTCTAACCTTCTCACTCTTAGCTGACTTAGATAAATCAAGAATATTTTGTAAAAGTTGATTAGAGAATTTCATTATGCGATTGTCAACTTTATTTTTAGCAACTTCATATTGTCTATCAAGTTCTTCCATAAATTCAGGTCTTTTTTTCCAGCGCATTATAGTTTTTTCACAAACATCTAATTGGTCTGCTACTTCTCTATTAGTTGCGCCATATACTAATAATTCTGCTGCTATTAATTGGTCTTCTGTTAACTTAGAATCTTTTTCTCGTGGCATCAATTATCCCTCCTTCCTTTTTATTTCTTCTCTTAAGTGATAATATAAAATTTTATGGACCATTGAAGGTGATTCTTTTCTATCACATGCAATAATATGAAGATTATCGAATTTGGCCATTAATGAAATTACCATAGCTGCGCTAGCGTTAGGATGAACTTTACTTATATATTCACCTTTTAGGAGTTTGATATAATAATCCTTGTCTTGTATAAGCAAGAATAATTTAACTCCTGCTTCTTTTGCTCTTTTTAGTTCCCTTATAAAACGGTTATCTTTATTTTCATCTTTTACTGGATCCATTAAGTTTCCTAGCAATTCATCTAATCCTGCTTTTCTTTCTATTAAAATATTAGGTATATATTCTCCTTGATATCTAATAGCATAATCTCCAGTATTTAATTTTCCTCTAGTGGCCTGTATTCCATTTTTTATAAGAGTATCTTGGATTAATGTATCTTGTTCCCTTGTATCGCATATAATTTCGTAATCTTCATTTTTTATTTTCATATTATCCCCTTCTATAAGCTAAACATATTGAATTTGCAACATTTATAGAGGTTTATGCCGTAGGCAATTAAGAGAAATTCTGTTCTGTATATAATATATAAGAGTTAGGCACCTTTAAAAGTCTTATAATTATTAGAAAATCAATATTTTGAAGGCTTTTTATACTATCGGTTCGAGCTGGGTTTTTGGATTAATTTTGTCGGTTCGAGCTGGGTTTTTATAATACTCATAAGTATATTAAACATAAAAAAATAAGGGTTAACTAATCTCCCTTATTTAAAAAAACAGTAATTAATTATTTCTTTTATTTCTTCTGTATTGTTTCCTCCCCAAATTACAAGAGGATTTATTATATAATAATCTTTTGTTTTTTCTCCTGCATATACTTTTGAGTATGCAAATAAATAATATTTATGCCCATCTACCTTTATATGAAATTTTCTTAAACTGTCTCTAAAAAGATACATTGAATTTTGTTTTGTACTTAATCCTAACAACTCACAAATATCTTTTAGACTTAATTTATCCAGCCTTCCAATATCAACTTCCAAAGGATTTTTACATAATATATTTAATTTCCAATTTGCATAAGGTATTAATTGAAACACATAGGATAAAGTTTTATGCTGCCTAATTGTAGTATGTTCATACAAATATCTAGTTGTATTAATCATTATTCTTACATACTCTTTATTTTTATAAAAATTTTCACCTTTACTAAAATATTTGGGATTTAGATAAAGCTTTTCTTTGACTTCAAAAATAAGATTATGTTTTTTCATATCACTTAAAAAAGCTAAAAAAGCATCTCTTTTTAATCCTAATTTTTGTTGAATTTCTTTCTTTGTCATATGTTCTACTTTATTATTTTTTTTATGTAATATAAGCAAATTTTCTTTTCTGTCATTATAATCAATATATGTAGCTAAATAGATTATTCTTGCTATATTAGCTCTGTCAATATCTAAATCGTAGAAAAGTAATTTTTTATTTACATAAAACATATGAACAAAGCCTCCTTGCTTGTTGCAATACTTTTTTAAATCATTTTTTTCATTAATCAATCTTTTCTGTTTCGGAGTTAATTTTTTTGATTGCTTCTGAATAACTAACTCTTCATCATTTTCTATTTTAAAACCATCTAGGAGATCTTCTGTTTCTGAGTTTACTATTAAAACATCTTTCATTTTACATATCTCCTTTTCAAAATAAAAAAGACAGTCCTGAAAAGACTGCCTTTACTTTGATACAATTACTGCATCTTAATATAATTATAACATACTTTTTTTAAGTTTTAAATAAAATTCAAATACAACGTTTTATTTTTATAAAGTTTGTATGTTAACGATTATTTAGTATATATGTTTCTCTATAAGCATGATTTATTCAACTTTAAAATTAACCAATTTAATTTCTGCCTCTTCTAATATTTCACTTGATAATTCATCAGGATAATCCCCTAAATAAACTATTTTTTCTATTCCTGCATTTATACACATCTTTGCACATAACACACAAGGTTTTGTAGTTACATACAATGTTGAATGATTTATGTTAACTCCATTATATGCTGCTTGAATTATAGCATTTTGTTCAGCATGTAAAGCTCTACAAAGTTCATGTCTTTGTCCTGAAGGAACTTTTAGTTGTTCTCTTTTGCATCCTATTTCTTCACAATGTTTTAATTTTTTAGGTGCTCCATTATAACCAGTCGCTAGAATTTGTTTATCTTTTACAATAACTGCTCCTACTTGTCTTCTAATACATGTTGAACGTTTCTTTACTATTTCAGCAATTTCCATAAAATACTCATCCCATGTCGGTCTCATAATTATTTTACTCCTTTATATCTTATACATTCTTTATTACCTTCTGGACAATATCCTAATTTTGTACATTGAGGTACTAGATAAGGTTTATATCTAGGTTCTACCTCTACTACTTGATTTACCATTCTTTGTACTATATTTCTAATAGGTAACTCTGCCCTTGTGCATAATCTTACGTTTGCTAGATGTATAAGACATTCTAAGTTTACTGCTATATTACAACTAGTTGCTATTCCTATAGGTAAAACTGTTCTTGCTATTTCATTTGCTTTTTCACCCTTTATTCCTCCATCCTCAAGATAAGTTTGAATATAGTTATAAGTTGCATTTGCTATATTTTCCATATCTTTTATTGCTTTTATTGTATGAGAATTTTGCACTATTTCAGTTGATGCATATAAACTTACCTTTCCGTCTTTATTGCAATATCTAAGGCTTTGCACATTTGTAACAAATCCTTGTGTATGTCTTACAAGTTGGTCTGCAGTCGAACGTGGTATATTTTTTAATTCAAATACCATATATAAGTGTCTACTTCCACTTAGATGTCCACTTTCTAAGCAATGTTCTCCTACTTTTTCTGCTTTTTCTTTTGGAGTATCATAACACACTTTACTAAATTCTCCATGTCTTTTTACAAAGTTTTTTACTTCTTCTCCATTGACTAATTTTACTTTGAAATCTTTTAATGTAAACATTTATTTTTCCTCCCATTCTTCTAATTCTTTTCTCAAATGATTTAATTTTGCCCATGCATAGTTAAATTTTTCTGTTCTTTCAAATACATAATTTCCTTGATAATCTCTTGTGAATTTAATTTTTAACCATGATAAAGCTAATGCTAAATATGTACTTTTTACAATTTTCTTTTCCTTTGTATCTACAGGTTTAGTTTGTTTTATAGGTCCTTGGCCATTAAGTTGTCTACATTTCTTTTCATCAGGATCTAAAAACATACATAAGTCATTAATTTTAGAACATTTTATTTGTTTCCCCACTTTTGTTGCATGTTTGCATTTCATAAATTTTAACTTCCTCCCTCATTTTACCTTTAGTTAGACAGCCACAATCTTTGCATTGACTGACTACTCCATAATCTATTTCTAAGAAGAACACCATACCCCCACAAAGAGGGCAGGCATTCTCTTTTCCTCCTAAGATTTTTCTCATGTTTTCACCGCTTATAAATTAGCTTTTATACGTTTAAAAACTTCTTCTGCACTTAACCAACCTTCTACATCGTATTCATATTCTGTTAACCCCATTATTTCTAATCTATCCTGTTCACTTCCGTAAGTTCCATTTCCTTCTATTACACTTACTAATATTTCTCCATTTTTATGGATTAGAATTTGATAATGTTCTATGTGTATATTTTCTATGCTAAAATCTTCACTTTTGTCATAAAATTCATATTCTATGTCTTCTTTCTTAAGCATGTCTTTTAATTTGAATATTTCTTTGTATTTCTTCATATTTCTCTCCTATTCCGTTATTTCAAAATTATTATTAAACTCTTCTTTGCTCATAATTAGTTGTATACCTTTCTTGAATATTCTGACTCTATTTCCAGTTATATATTGATATTCAAACTTTTTACCTCGTCCAAAATTAAGTTGATTTATTTTCTTAGATACATTCTTTTTCAATTTGCATTTACCTGTTTTAAAGTTCAATATTACACCATCTTTTCTTATTTAGATATCTCCATTGAATTTCTCCACCGGATATTCTAGTTTCTATATTTTCTATATTGTCTAATCCAAGTATCCATTCCCTATATTGATTTATTTCTTCATCAGATAAACCTTTGTAAAATTTAAATCTACTAAGAGTTTTATCTATCTGTTCAACACACCAATCATACTCAGACAATTCTGCTTGTCTATTAAATTCTGCAATATTATCATCAACTTCTTTTTTTGCTTCTTCATAAGTAAAATATACTTTATCAGGTCTTATAGATACATGTGTTATATACGGAACAAACATCGGCCATTTTTTTACAACTCTAAAACCTTGATTTGTAATTTCTGTTTCTATATTTCCTCCAAAGATTTTACTCTTTTTAACTAAATAACCTTTATTATATGCCTCTTTTATACCTTTAGAATCGTTAATTTTACAGTTTCTTAAAAACTCATTTTCTTCTTCATCTAAAACTTCATGTGTTACTTCAAATAATTTTGTATCATAAGACCAACCTTTAGGTAGTTTTCTATATCTTTCCTCGCTCTTAAATTCATCAAGTGGTATTCCGTCTATAATTCTACGTTCTCTTGGCACAATATAATCAATTATAACTGCATCAGAAAATTGTTCATCTACTAAGCCATATTGAACAGAATATTCATGTGCTTTTTTATGACACCAATAAACTAGATCTTCTTTATTAAAACGTTTTTCAAATCCTGGTTTCATTTATCCCCCTTACATATATAACTTACTTATTATCCATGCACCAATAACCACTATGATTATCGCATCTGCTATTGCTCTATTCATGTTCTTCTATCTCCCAATCTTCTGGACTATTATGGTATAACGGACATATATCAAGACTAGGCAGTAATTCCAATACTATACATTGTCCATCTTCGCATTCATCATATCTACTACATTCTTTTTTTATTGTTAGTAATGCTTTTTTTATTAACTCTTTTCTATCTTCCATCAATATTCCTCCTTATCATGTTCTTCTATATCTTGTATTGCACATTCTATTGCTTGCATTGGCTCTAATCTGTAAGCTATCATATAGATTCTAGCCAATTCTACAATTTCATTCACTCTGCTTAATAGCAAAGCTTATCACCCCCTTTTTAGTCCTTGTAATTCTTCTTTGTTCATATTTCCTCCTTGTATTCAACAATTTTAGTATTTTGTCTTAGATTTAAGCATCTTTTTTCAGCATCTTCTATTAATCTGTCTTTATACTTTTCTGCACATTTCAAACTGCAAGTTTGTTTTAAAAACTTTTCTCCAGGAATGTCAATCGTATAATGTTTTTGCTTTCTGCAGTCGTAAACTTTCCCGCAATATTCACATTTATATGTATAATCGTCCATACTATCCTCCCTTATGCAGTTATTCCTAATTCGATTAATTCTTTTTTAGCTTTATTCAATCTTGCTCGTATTGTTTCTTTACTAACTCCAATTTTATTACCTATTTTTTCATACGTATAACCTTCTGCACGTTTTAAAGTGATATACTTTATATTTTTTATCTTCATCTTTCCAAGTATATTTAATATTTCATCTCTATTTACTAAAGAAGAATAAGCATCTTTCGTATCCATTAAAATATCTTTGTGAGTTTTTATATATTCATCTATTGAATTTTTACAAACATAGTTTATTTTTCTTTTATGATTGTTTTTCTTTCTTACATAGCTATTTATTTCAAATTTTATGCATGTATAAGCATATGTACTAAATTTAGCACCTTTACTTGGATTAAATGTATTAATAGCTTTTGCTAATCCAATCATACCTTCTTCTATGTAGTTTTCTCTATCGCTTTCTGTAGTTTTTTCATAAGTAAATTCTTTGTTTACAACTAAATAAACTAATCCTAAATTTTCTTCTGCTAATTTGTTTTTTTTCTTCACTTGTCATTTTATTTTTCCTCATAAAAAGATATATTTTTTAATACTATGTCGAATGTTCCATTTTCGTTTTTTCTAAAGCTGTATTTCATTGGATCTTCAAAATCTGTTAACTTTCCTTTTATACTAAAGCCAGTATCAGTTTTTATATTTCTGTTTTTAAGTTTCTTTTCAATCCATTTCTTGTCTATTTCAAAGTTTTCAGTTAAGCCTCTATCCTCCATATGTTCATTAAAGCTTTCTTGTAATTCTTTATCTTGAATACTATTTTCAGCAAATTTTTTAACATCTACAGTTTCTTTTTCTTTTAAAGTATAATTAAGCATACTTCTTATATCTTCGGCCATTTTCATATCTTCTGATATTGCATTTGTTATCCAGTTGTCTGCAGTTTTCTTAAATACTTTTGTTTTATATTTATCATCTTCTATCTTTTCAGCATTTAGAAACTCTGTTAAAAATTTAGTTTCTAGTTGGTCCTTTTCTGCATCTTTGTCTAATAATCTAAAGTGATAATAATCGTTCACTCCATTAGGTCCAACTATTATACATTGTTTTTGTCGACCTGTTTCAGGTATGCCTATCTCATTTGATGCTATTTGTATGTTGAATTTATCTTCTACATATTCTATTGAATGAGTGTAAAGTTTTTTATAATCAAGTTTTATAATTGCTACATTTTTTTCATCTTTAACACTGTATAAACATATTGCTAAATCACAAGAATCTATTTCATTATTTCGTTGCATTACTTCAAATAAATATGCTGCTATCTCTTTTGAGTTTTGTAAGAATGTCTTTTCATCGTAAATTATTTGTTCACAGCAATTTTTTACGATATTATCGTTGTAATCTTTGAATTTTGCTTTTCTTAGATCATCATCTTTTAAAACTCTAGTTATTATCTTTTGAAAAAACTTATCTACTTCTAAACTATTTTTACATTCATAGTCATTTAATATTGGAGCATCACTATTTGTATCTAGTACATGTATTATTGATTTATGTATTATCATTTTTCTTCCCCTTTCAATGCATCTTGGCCAAATAAGGCTACTGCCATTTTTTCGATTATTTTCTTTTTAATGTAATGTACATTTGCTATTGTACAATCAAACTCCTCGGCAATATCTTTAAGAGTTTTTTCTTCAAAGTAAATATATTTAAATATCTTTCTTTGTTTTTCACTCATGCTTTTAAACACTTCTGATATCACCTTTCTGTTTTTTTTATGTTCAAATATATCTCCCTCAACTTTTGCAATTAAATCATCTATTCTTATAACTTCATTTTCTATAGGTCTATTAATTGCATGAGTTGGAGAAGATTTAACTATATCATTACAAACTGCCTTTATCGCCCCCCTATCTCCGTCCTTTATCTTTTTTATATGTTCTTCCTTTTGCTGTATATAGATAGTTATAAATTTCATGTTTTTTAAAATCATTTCTGTTTCTTCCATAACATCTTTATTCAAACATTCCACCTCATTATTTTTATATTGTAGATAAAATAATTTTATTGAATGTTTATAGCATTTTCTTGAACTCCCAACCTCTTTCGATTAACTTTGCTATATGTTTTATTCGACCTTCTTCTAAGAGATTAATTAACCTCATTTTGTCTAAAAGTCCTAAAGATGCTTGAATCATATCAAAGAATTCTTCGATTATATGTTCTTTTTCTTCATTTGTTCCACTTTCTGCTTCGAATTTTGCTACCGCTCCAATAAATTCAGCTTGTTCTTCTGTTACTTTCATCATTTGTTCTATAGTAGAAAGATGATTTTCAGCTAGAAGAGGCATTATATATTTGTTGTATTCTATTTTTTTGTACTCTTCTTTATAACACTCATCGCATATTCCAAAGAAGTCTCCAACAGTTTGAGGATCTTCATATTCTCTATTGCATTCTTTGCACTTCTTCATAATCAACCTCCCAGTCTAAAAAGTAATTTAAACAATCTTTGCAACTTTTAAATTTTGTACAATTTTTTATATAAAAATCACTTTTACATAAGTCTATTTGTATTAAATCAGTTATAACATCACAAGAGCTTTTTAAGTTTTCAACTAAATATTTAAATACCTGGTCTTTATCACTCTCTATTCTGCCTTTACTCATAAGAGCTACGTATTGAAAAACTTTCACTTTATCACCATCCTCTAACTCCAGCATATTGAACTTCTTTCGTCTTTAACTCTTTTAAATATGCATCTAGCTCATTTGGATTAAGTTTATAAACTTTAATTGTATTTCCATTAGTTTTTTCTAATTTTTGTACTTTTGGTACAAATGCATTTTTAATATTTTTACTTGTTCTTAAGCATCCACAACTTTTTACTTTCTTTTTTAGTAAACTAGATCTAACTACTAATTTTTCATTTCCACACTCACATTTACATAAGTAATAATCGTATTTTATTTTTCCTCTATTTCTTTTTCCAGCATACTCTACAACTGTAAGCTTTCCTATTTTCTTTCCTACTAAATCTTGTTTGTCAACTTTTTCAAAAGGTCTTCCCATTATATTAACCCCCTTCAAGATTTTACTATTTTTTATTTTCTATTTTCTTTATATATTTTTTTACAAAGGAAACAGGTCTGTTTATGTTGTAAGCTATTTCTAATGCACTATAACCTTTTTTATACAATCTTTTTAACTTTCTTATTTCTAAATCAGTTGCTATTTTGCCTCCCATATTCATCACCTTTTCATAGTCCCAGGAGGTTTTATGCCTCCTAGGATATTTATTAGTTAAATTTCTTCTTTTAAAGGTATAATTCTTATTTCTTTTAGAATAGAATCATACTCTACTGTCAATAGAGTTTCTCTATTTATATGTAATAGTCTTCTTAATTCTGCAGGTATAGATACTCTTCCTAATTTGTCTATTTTTCTTATATTTCCCACTCTTTCTTTCATAGTTACTCCTTATCTTTTAATAACTCTGCAAGTTTTTCTATAGCACTTTTAAGAACATCTTCTATATCTATTTCTTCTGTTTCAGTATGTGATTTAATTATTGTATCTTTACTTCTTAGTTGTATTATTTTTTCTGTTGCTCTAGTTAAAATTTTTAATAACTTTGTTTCGTCTGCATTACATTCATCTGCTATTCCTTTTAAAGCTCCATAGTTTAAATATGCTAATTCAGTTAATATTTCTGCTCTATTTTCACTTACTATATCCATCTCTACTTTTCCATCATTTACTATTGCTTTTATCATTTTAATACCCCTTTCTTATTTGCTTTTTCTTCTATTTCTTTTCCATTTAGTTTTTTTGTTTGTTCCTTGTATTCTTCTGATATAATCAGAAAAACTTTCCGTATTGTTAAACAGTTTATACCAGCATTCCATATCTATATTTGGCATCATGTTTTACCTCCTAAAATCTTATTTCTATTCCTTTTTCTGCTATTAAAACAGGTATTCCAGTAGTTCCTTCTACTTTTTCTTTCATTATTTCACTATCTCCGTGTTTGTCGCTTAAATGTAATAACATCAAATTTTTTGTCTTACTTAAATCACTAGCTTTTAGAAAATCAATTACATTTTCAAGTTCAAAATGTGATTCTTTTATACGAACGCTTAAACTTGTTTCTATGCAATATTCTTCTAAATTTTCTTTGATATAGTTACATTCAACCAGGATACTATTTACATTCTTGAAGTTGTATTCACAGTAGCAAGTATCAGTTATAAATAACAAAGTTCCTATGTCCTGATGTTTTATAAGAAATCCTAAAGGTTCTTCTGCATCATGAATAACATCAAACGGTAAAATAGTAAAATTTCCTATTTGTTGCCTTTTGTTAGCTTTTACTATTTTAGTCCTATAGTTTTTTATGTTTAACTTTTCAAAAGTCCCCTTAGCTGAATATACATCTATTCCATTTTCTATTAAGTCTTTAATTGATTTAGAGTGATCTTTATGTTCATGAGTAACTAAACATCCAACAACTTTGTCAATTTTGTAATTAAGACCTTTTAAAATTTCTTTATATTTGATACCTGCTTCAATTATTAGAGTTTCATCAGGAGTAATAAGTAAATAGCAATTACCCCTGCTTCCACTTGCTAAAACTTTTAAAACGGACAATCTTCTTCCTCTTGAGTTTCTTCAACAACTTCAGCATCTATTTTCGTATCTTCATCAATTATTTCTGCTTCCATTTGCTCTACTTCATCTATATCTATTGTTTTTTTATTAGCTTTTTCTGTTATTTCACTTTCAAAAGCTTCATTTTGGAATGTCACAACATCTTCATCATCTGAATAAGGGCTTCTATTAAATGCACTTGCAAATAACTCACTATCATCTGATGTATTTATATATAATTTACAAGCTCTATTTATAACAGTTCTTTTAGCCATTTGATCTGGGAAATTTATATGTGAAGGACTTTTACCTTTTGTTGGTCCTTGCGCCCATGATGTTTTTATTTGTGCCATACTCATATATTCCGTATGTAAAACCCCTTCTTCTCCTATAACAACAGCAAATGCTCCTATTATCTTTGAGTTATCTATATTTTTTAAATCAGGTTTATAATCTATTACATTTATATTTCCATTTTTATACTCAAACTCAACTTCATCACCTTCATAGATACAATAAGCTTTCACATCTTTTATATATTTACTTCTTTTCGCTGCAGCTATAGTTCCCATATAGCTTTTAGTTAGTTGGAGTTTATTTCCATGTGGAATAAAGTAACATTGCTTTTTCGAAGGACTTAATCCTTGAATAATCATATCTAAAAGAGAATTTGCTATACTTACTTTTGTACAAGTTTCTAATACACATCTTTTATTTTTATCTTTTGTTTCTTGTAAGATTAGATAAGCTGATTTTAAAGCGTTTTGTGCTGCATAATTCTCTGGTATTACTAATTCTTTACTTGCTTGTAACTCTCTTACCCTTTCTAAAACTTCGTCTGTAACAGTTTTAGGTTTTTCTGCAATATTTTGAGATTGTTTAATTATTTGATTTTTCAATACTCGTCACTCTCCTAATCTAATAAAACTCCTGTTGCTAGTAACAATATGCGTTTAACTTTTTCTTTCCTTTGTTCTTCTGTCAGATAGTTATTTTTCTTAGTCAATCTATCTTGTTTATGTCTCTTAGCTTTTTCAAAATTAACCTTTCCTCTAACTGAAGATAATGTTCGCCCTAAATATTTTGCTATTTCTTCATCTGATATTAATTTATAATTTTCTTCTAAAAACTTTTCTTCTTCTATGCTCCATTTCATTTTTACACCTATTCATTTATTTTTATTTCTTTATCCTCTGTGACTACCAACTTAATCAATTGACCTTTAGTATCTGCTATTTTATTTACACATTCACTATTATCAATGAATATAGGTGCGACTAATTCGAAATACTCGGATAAAGTGTTTATTATATCTATACCAGCATTTATTTGACCTGCAGTATTTGCATTAGAAAATGGTACTCCATTTATAGTTGCCTCACAGGTTTCTGCAATAGCTCCGTTAACTTGAGTAGAGAATAATTTAAAGCTTACGTTCTTAAAATGCTTATTTATATTTTTTTCTAAAAGTTCTACTCTCTTAGTAATAAACTTTTCATATAGCATTATAAGACCTTCTTGTCTTGCTATTTCTACTCCGATTTGTTTTTCCTCTGCTTTTAGATCTTCTATTCTTTGATTTACTTTCTTGTTATTTTTAACTGCTCCTAATTGACTATATAACCCTTTTAGTTGTGTATTAATTTCTCCTTTTTCAATTAAAAGTCCTGATTTATCTGGATATGTATCATCTTCTTGTAAACTTTCTAAAAGCTTGTTGTTTTCTCTTTTAAGTTTTAATATTTTTTCTTTCGTTGCATTACTAGGCGTATAAGAAATACCTCCTATTTGGCTTTCTAGCTGATTTATTTTTTCTTTCTTGATGTTTATATTATTTTCTATCTCAGAAAGCTTTAAAGTATAATTTTCGATATCTTCTTGTATATCTTCTTGTTCTTTAACTTTTATTTTGCCTTTTTCTATTACTTCTTCTTTTCTTCTAGCTTTATCAAGATTGAAGTTTTTCTCTAATTCTGCTTGTTTTTCTTCTATGTCTGATTCATCAAAAGGTCGTTTACAAGTAGGGCACTCTGTTTTTATACTACTAAAATCAACTTTCTCAGCTTGAATTCCACTAAATTCTTCTCTTAATTTAGCAGCTTCATTTTTTAACATTTCAAACTTTCTAGTTAGTCCATCTATTTTATATTCACATTCATTTTTCTTTTGTTGTTGTGAATATAAATCTTTTTCTTCTTTTCTTCTTTCTTCTTCTAATATTCTTACTTTATTGTCATAACCTTTTCTGTCAGCTTGTCTTTCTTCTTCGATTAAGTTTTCATTTTCACTTATTTTTTTCATTACTTCATTTCTTTTAGCTAATAATTCTTTACTACTATTAGCTATATCGCTTATTTTATTGTCTATATCTTTTAACTTACTTTCTTTAAATGCTATTTCTTTTTCAACTTCTTTTACATCTAAATCAACTACTGTTTCCATTAATTCCTCGATTTTGTAAGGAATTGACTTTTTATTTTCTCTTAGTTTTTTAATGCTACCTTTTTTACTGTCTATTAGCTTTGATACATCTTCTTTTTCTAGATCTTGTTTTACTAAATTTAAATCTTTATCAGTTTTTACAACATCATATACTGATATATTCCCTCCAGCAACTTCTAAGATGACTTTTCTTTGTTCTTTCCAACTAAGAGAAGGAAAATGAAAAGGGTTAGTTAATAATTTAAATGTTTCTTCGTCTGCTATTTCATTTATTTGCTTGTTATAATCTGATTTTTTAACTGGAATATCATCAATTTCATATTTTGTTGTATTCCCATCAAATACTTTTTCGCTTTCTCCTCTTCTAGAGGTCCATTTTTCTTTATATTCTTTTGATAGTTTTACTTCTAATCCATCTACTTCTAAGATGCCTGTTACACAAGGATTTAAACCTCTTATATATTCGTTATTTTCATCTAAAGGTTTTAACTCAAATTTGCTATCTCCTTTACTGTTTTTATCGAATAATAACCATGTAAAAGCATCAAAAATACTTGATTTTCCAGTTGCATTTTGGCCTGATATTGTTGTGATATCTTTGAAATTTATGTCTAATTTTGATATGCCTTTAAAATTACTTATTGTTAGTTGTTTTAATTTTATCTCTTTCAAATTTTATCCCCCTATTTAATCTAAATATCTGCTAATTTTTCTAGAACTTTTATAGCAACTAAATAATTGTTTCTATCTTTTTTATTTAATTTTTTAAATTTTTTCTCTAAGTTAGTACTCAGCTTTTCTATAAAATCAATAGCGATTTCATTTCCTTGTTCAGTTAGCACTATTATATATTTCCTTCTATCTTTAATAGTTTTCTTTCTACAAACATATCCTTTTTTACTTAAATTATCTATTAAACTAGTTAAACTGCCTTTTTCTATATTTAACTTTGAACATAATTCTGTCATATTTATTTTTTCATTACCTTTTAAAAAAACTAATGCTTTTAATTCAGTCTTTTTAATATTATGAATTTCAGAATATTGTTTTAAATAGTTCAAATAAAAATTAGAGTAAATTTCAGGAAATGTATTTGATAAAAAATTAATTGTTTGTTTTACCATGATATACATTACATCCTTTCTCTTATTTAAAAAACTCTAATGGTGATACATTTAAAGCTTTCGAAAGTCCTTTTAGCACTAGCAAAGTAGGATTTGTTATAACCCCATTTTCCAGTTTTGCTATATAGCTTTCTGTAACCCCTACATCTTTTGCTAAATTACTTCTGCTTTTCTTCATATAAAGTCTTTTTTCTCTAACGAAATCCCCCTATACTCATTTACCTTCCCCCTTAATCATCATTCATTGCAAACCAACAAACTCCTAAGAAAAATCCAGCATAAAAAGCTGTCAATATTTTTAAAAGTTCGTATAACATTGACATTCCTCTCTTTCATGTTTAGTACATTGAAAGCATTTGAACTTCTTGCAAACATTATCAAATGGATTTACTATTTCCTTGTTTGTTTTTTTACAACTTTTTACTCCTCTTTCATTTTTCATGTATAAGCAGTCATAACAACATGCTTTATCTTTCATCATTTTACTTACTCCCTTCTAAAATGGTATATCCTCGTCATCTATTGCTTGGAAACCATTAGGATCTAAACCTGTAGTTGGTTCAAAATTTGGTTTACTGCTATTGTCTTTTACATAATCCAATGCTTGTACATTTCTTGCACTGACTTTTGTAAATGTTCTATTTTCCCCTTCTTGAGTTTGATATCTGTCTACTTTGATACTTCCTTGTGCTGCTATTAATCTTCCTTTTGATAAATAGTTAGCACAAAATTCAGCTGCTTTCCCTATAACTTCTATTGGTATAAAGTCTGTTTCTTTTGTCCCATCTTTTTTCCTATAGTCTCTGTCTATTGCCATCGTAAAAGTAGCAACAGGTGTTCCAGAATTAGGTATGTATCTTAACTCTGGGTCTTTTGTTAATCGTCCTACTAAAACTACATTATTCATCTTTACCTTTCCTTTCACTAACTTTCATTATTAATTTAGCTATATTTGAACCCGTTTTCGTCAATTCTTTATCATGAAAAATTAATTTTTCATGGTTCATTCTTAGTAATTGACTTTTATTAATTAATATTAAATTATCTTTTTCTAAGTTCAATTTGTTTTGATCAGCAAATATAACTACATCATCTTGTGTTAATTTGACATTATGATATTTTTCATATAGAATCCTATGCTTCAACTTCCACACATTAGGTTCTTTTACTTTCATTAGAATATATCCATTACTATCAATTCTTTCACTACCAATTTCTTTTTTATTCCAAGGTTTACAACCTTTTTGAAAAGAAGTTTTATTTGGACCAGTAAGTCCTTTAGTTCCTTTATTCCACGTTTTATGTCCCTTTTGAAACTGGCCATCAAACTCTGTGTTATATCCATATCTTTTAATTGCACTTGTTATTTGACTTAGTTTGAATTTATACTCAAATTTTTCGTTCATTAAGTCTAATATTTCCTTACGATGTTTCCCTGGAGTAATTTCTCCAAGATACTTTTTTTCTTCTTCACTCCATTTATGTGGTTTTTCGCTCATTATTCACCGCCTTCTAGCATTTTAGGCATTTCTTTTTCATTGTTTTTACCATATTCTAATTCTATGGATTTTGCTTTTAATACAACATTTGCATTGGCAATAATTTGTTTTGAAACTCCTATAACTGCTTTACTTCTTATAATTTCATCTTCTAATTTTTCTCCTGTTATCTCTTCGTCATTTAAACGTTCTAATTGAGCGAATAAATGATTATTTAGGTCACCCAAAGTGTTGCGTGGCATTTTCTAAACCCCCTTAATTCTCATATTTGGTACATTTTTAAACTCGATTATGTTTTCTCTACACATTTCTATGATTCTACTAGTTATAGCAGCATCATAATCCATCAATTCATCTAGTGATTTTTCTGTACTTACTATAATCGGTTTTTCTGTCATGTAACGATAATTTATTATTTCATAGATATACTTTCTATCAGCTTCGCTTGTTTGACCTTTAAGTAAATCATCAACGAATAGCACAGTGCAATTCTTATACTGTTCTATTTCTTTGTTGTAATTAATTGGATCCATACAACATTGTTTTAAACGCATAATTAAACTGATATATTCAGCATATCTACATCCTACATTTTGATTTACAAGTTGCATCATTATTGCAATTCCTAAATGTGTTTTCCCTGTTCCAGGATTTCCAGTTAATAAGAAACTACCTTTTTCTTCTTTAAACTTCTTACAGTAGCTCATAGCTCGTAATTTTGCCTGTTTCTGATGCTCTGTATCTGTTTTAAAAGTAGAAAAAGTTTTCTTTTTAAAAGAATCTGTTAGGCCACATCCTTCTAGCTTCTCTTTTATTTGTCTTTTTTCAATGCACTCACAAGGAGTAGCTACAGTATAGCCTTTTTCATCTTCCTGAAAAATGTATCCTAAATCTCTACACTTCTTGCATTGATATTCTATAGCCATTCTTCTATTTTGCCGCCTCCCATTTCATCTAATTCTCTTTGTAATTCGTCTATTTTATCTAAGTCATCTTGACTTACTGGTTTCATTTTTTCGGGATCTATATAACCTTGGTGTTTTTGTAAGTCCTCTACTGAGTTTGAATTGTTGTTATCTTGATATTTATTTGAGTTGTAATTACTGAAGTTGTCTTTTAACGGAAAAACTCCTTGCCAACAGTTTTCAATTGAGTTTTCCAGTATTTTAATTTTGATATCATCTGTTGTTGCTAACCTATCTAATTTATTTAGTATTCCTTTAAGAGCTCTTTCTGTAACAGGCTTTTTAATGCTCTTTCGCATTTTCATAAAATCTATTATTGTTTCCTGTAAGAAAGAGTTAGAAGTATATTCATTTATAAGAATATCTAAATCAGTCTTTTTTTTCTTTTTTTCTTTTTTATTGATACTGTTATTATTAACACTATTATTATTTAAACTGTTATTATTAAGACTGTTATTATTAGTGTATTCGTTTTCGAGATATTCATTTTCGATATCTTTATTTTCGTGATATTTATTTTCGATATCTCTAAAATTAATACATCGGTCTCTTTCATCCATTATTATTTCATATATGTTTTTTGCCTTTAAATTGCCTGATTTTATTCTTTCTACTTTTATGTATCCCGATTCTTTTAATGTTTTTAGATGTTTAGTAAATCTATTAATAGATATTCCTAACTCTTCACACATTAAATCTCGACTTGGATAGCATGTTTTTTTATCTCCAGCAAAAGCTGTTAAATATGCATAAATTGCTTTTGCTTCTATTGAAAGATTTTTATCTCTCATAACAACTTTGGGTATTATTCCATACCCAGCACGTAAAATACTATTTTTGTTGTATTTTACTTCCATTGATTCTGTCATGATAATCACCTAACCTTAAACTTGCTGGCTTTCTTTTTCTTTTACTAATTCAGAAAGTTTAGATGGGTCTATCCCTAAAATTTTTGCTGATTCAGAAACTTGAAAAGCTTTTATAATTTTAAGAACCGTATTGTAATTTTCTTTATTAAGTCCTTGTAAATCTGATGCTATTTTTAGTCTTTCTTCATATCTAGTCATCTAATTACCTCCTTCGTTGTTTTTCGTTTATATATACATTATATTCCATTTTTTTACGTTAGTCAACGGATTTTTAAACATTTTTAATTATTATTTCTCGTTTTGTGTCGTTGATATTTTTATCTCATTAACGACTTCTTACAATTTTCTCGTTTATTTTTTTCTATTAATATGTTACAATTATTGTATATTAATAAAATAAAAACTTTTAAATATAATTGGAGGCAAGATATGAATGATGTAAATGAAAAAGATATTGGTAAAAGAATTGAATTCATAAGAAAGAAAGAAAAGCTTTCAAGACGAGAGTTTGGAAAAATAGTAAATAAAAGTGAAGATGCTGTATATAATATTGAGAAAGCTAGAGCTAAAATAAGTGATGATATTATTTATAGCATATGTAATATTTTCCACATTAATAAAGATTGGCTGATTAATGGAGAGGATGGTATGTATGAAACTAATTCCAAACATATTAGACTTGCAAATATAGTTGGAAATTTAGAAAAAGAAGAAAATCTATTTGAATTAACAGAAATGCTTCTAGATCTAAATGATAGACAAATTGAGGTAATTAAAGATTTAATAGATGTGTTTAAAGAATCAGAAAAAAAATAGGTGCTATGCACCTACTTTTTATTTTCCTCGTTTTTTTTATTTTTCTTTGTTAAATATTGATAAACTAACCCCAGTGTATCAATATCTTTATTTTGTTTTAACAAAATTATTATTTCTTCTTTTAATTTTGTTATATAGTCCATAGCATCTCCCCCAAAACAGCTTAATAATATCGAACTTACGTTCTATGTAGATATATTATAATACTAATTTTCATAAAATTCTATACCTTATTTATATTATACTTCCATTTATTGCCATTTTGTCTATTTGTCCCACATTGCGGGACACTATTTGTATTCAGAATCAAATAAGTCAGTTATTCTACAACCTAAAGCTATCGCTATTTTTTCTAGCTTTACTAGATCCAGTACTGTATCGTTATTTTCCAGTCTAAAAAGAGTACTTTTGCTTAGTTTAGTTTTGTATGCTAACTTTCTAAGACTATGATTTTTCTCGTTTCTTACCTTTGAAATATTGTTGATTATCATAAAATTTATTCTAAAATAACTTCTTTTTCTCGTAAATGTAAAATATTTGGTTAATATTCCACAAAAACACTAGAAAAGAAAAAAAATCCACCTTCCGCAAGATGGATTTTCTTCTAAATAATCATAGGTCATATATAAAATATAGAAATACTTTTAACAATTTAATTATAACATTCCAATACTTATTTGAAAATCGGAACATATTCCTAACTTTTACAAAAAAACAACCGCTCTTGATGAGGGTTAAGAGCGGTTAGGGAGTATTGTTTCATACCATAAATTCTAATGATAAACAATATACTAGAAATATTTTAGGAATAAAAAAATATAATCTTAGATAACTATATTATTAATGATACTACTGTTTTTTCAAAACTTCAATCGGAACATATTCCTAATTAACAATAAAAAATAACTACCTCACAGATGGAAAGGTAGTTATTCTTTAAGAAAGGAGTACTTATATTAGTAATATAGCTAAAACTTTAAGTCTTATACAATATAAGATTAACACCTTTCATTTCCAATTACAATCGGAACATATTCCTATATATTTTTATAAGTAAATTTTACTATTTCTAAACTTTTAATCGCTTGAATAACCATATTTGTTTTACAGTTTTTAGTTTTAAATTCAATAATATCATCTGTATATTTTACAGTTGCATTTGACATGCTAAAATCCACTCCAGAAATAGTTAATACATATACACTAACTTTTTCTCCTTCAAATGGCTCTAGAAATTTTTTAATTTCCCATTGTTCAACTAATTTTTTAATGTTATTATTTTTCATTTTTCTTACCCCTTCTCTAATTAATATCATTCAACTTTAAAACCTAAATAGTCGGCAAAAATAGTCCCTGTCATGTCGATTGTCCCTGTCACTCTTACCACTATCATTATTTAAAAATCAATAGCTAAAACCTCTCTCTGTTTTTATAATAGTCCCTGTCTCTCTTAAAAGCTATTTTTTATTTAGAGTAGAGGTTTTAGCATTTTTTATATTGTTTTTAGTCCACTAGGGTAGTGGAAATTTACCCTAGTAATTCATATAATCGTTGTTGTCTTTCATACTCTTTTAAAGTCTTTTGAGATTTATTTCTAAACTCTAATCTTAGATTGGACCTTCTACAATTTTCAGGATTATTATCTTTGAATACTATTTTAAAAAATCTTGTATTATATGCTCCAAAGAATCCTTCGTAAACCAATTTATGAACTGGAATATTTTTTCTCTTACCATTTTGGACTAATGTTACAGTTTTATATCTATGAGTATAAAAAACTTTCAACTCTTTCCAAACAACACTTCCATAATCAATTTTATCTAGTGTTTGATGTTCAAATCTTTTCTTGCTGCTAAATACTCTTCCAAAACTTGTTATGTAATAATCATCAAAGTTTGTAACTGGAACAGCATCTTCACCTATAAATAAATAATCTTTAATAGTATCTTTCATCAAGTTCTTCCAGTTGTTCTCTGTTATACTCACGATAATCCTCCCCTCTTAAAACTCTATCTTCAATATATTTGTCAAATTCCTCTGTGCTTTCAAATTTATATCTAGTTTTCTTTGCAAATTTATATCCCTCTGCATGAGCCTGTCTTTCTGCTTCTGTGATAATAATATCTAGTCTTTTCATAATATCTTTATATAGATCTTCGTTCATTTCTGCATCGTGTTTTGCACAATTAGAAAGTAATTTATCTATTTTTAGATAGTTACGAGCAAATATTTTACTTCTAATAAACTCGTAGTTGTGTGAAGTTACTGCATGCGGTTTTGTGTTTCTTTTAATATAATCTTCTGCTTTTTTATCTTGATTTTTTTTATATGCATCACTAATAGGTTTAAAAGGTTCATAATCTATTAAAAATATCCCCTCTATGGCTTTTATAAACATTTTCAAAAGATTAATGACTAAATACAAGCTAAATCTACAAAATTTTATTACAAGGGCGAATACAACTTCAAACCATGAAGTATATTCAACCTTTTCTTTATATCCTTCTAAATGTTCTTCTTTACTTAAAATATAAGTTGCTTTTGTTTTTCTATCTCTATCTAATATTTCTATACTATCATTTTGCATTCCAACCCCTCCAATCTAATATCTTAATTGCAAGTATTCTTAAAATTGGACTAGAATACAAAAAATTTTTTATTTGTTCCTCTTTTCTTTTTATTGCCTTTTCTTCATCTGACAATACATCGACAAAAAATATTTTTTCTAAATTCATATTATCGTCGAACATTTTGACTTTATGTCTTCTCATTATTCTTCCCCTTCCTCCTGGAGAAAAACTATGTTATAATTTACTTGCTACGGTTAGTTATAACACAGTTGTAACTTCCAGGGTCGCTCATCTTTGTGTGGGCGACTTTTTTATTTTATTTTTTTGTTTCAACATCTAAATAGATGCTAGAATACTTACTTTTGCCTCTACTTTTATAAGCCTGTGATTGACTTATAATTTCAAATTCCTTTTCTAACTTTTTAATAGCCTCTTCTAATTCTTCTGGTCTTTCATAGTTATATGTAATTCTTATCTTTAGCATATTATCACCCCCTTATTTTGGAATATCTAAATTATTATTTAAAGCATAATTTATGACCCTTTCTTGAGAAAATTCACTTAAAGAATTTAAACCATTTTCAATTGCTGTTAAATATAAATTTCTTTCTATGTTACTACTGTTAGTATTGTAATTATTAGATTTAGATTCTATGTGTTCATTTTTAACTCTTCTAAGTTTGTTTTCTAATTCTTCTGGACTATAATTTTTATAATGTTCATTAAATGTATCATGATACTTTGTTAAAGGTTTTTTATTTTCTTTTCCAGTATCTTTTGTAACAGTTTTTCCTTTATCTTTTTTATTTTGCTTTTTATTTTTAAATTCTGCTTGATCCTTTTGATAATCATCTAAAGTTACTATATTTTTTTTATCTAGATTTTCAAAAACTTGTTTCATATAAGCATATTTTTTAATAACACTTTCTTCACTTGCTGCTATAAAAACTTGTTCAAATACATCTAAATCAAATTTATTTACATATTCTAAAAGTAATTTTTTTGTATGTGGAGTAAATCTTTTTTCGATTTTAAAAGTTTTATATAACTCTAAAAGCTTTGTTTCTTTTTCAACAACAACAACTTCATTTTCTTTATTAATATAGTTGTTGTTATTATTTTCTTTATTAGCGTATCGTAAATCGGTATCGCAGAAATTGGTATCCCTATTTTCGGTATCCCAGTTTTTAGGATTACGGTGAGATGCAGTATTTTCAATGCTTTCATCGTTATTACTTTTTTCGCTCACGTTCGTATTTACGTTATCGTTTACGTTCGTAATATCTACGTTTTGTTTTTCGCTAAAAACTTCGTATAAATAACCATTTGTAAGGTTACCGTTTTTTAAAGGTGTTCTTTTTATATAACCAACCTCTATAAGCTTATTTAAGCCATTAGATACTCTAGTTTTACTTACTCCTAATTGAGTAGCTAAGCCTTGTATACTTATTACGTGATTTGGATTAGATATATATTGTAAAATCTTTGCAAATACAAAAAATGCATTTGGGCCTAATAAATTCATATCGTTCATAATTTCATTTGGAATAACTGTAAAACCTTTGGCTAGTTCTGCGCTTGCTATAAATTTGGATTCATTGCTACTTTCGAACTTAGACATATCTATTTCCCTCCTATGTTGAATTTTATCGATTTGTAGCAATTTTTATCTATCTTAAAGAATTGAAAATATAATAAATGCATGATATAATATAAATACAATATTGATATATGTGATACAAGATAGACCTACTTTGCTACAGTTTCTGTACAATTTGATTGTTGGCGCGATCAAAAAAGTAGGTTTTTTTATGTTTATTTTTCTTTATTTTTCATGTAATTAATAAGGATATTCTCTGCAAATTTTGACATTGATTTATATCCTTCCTTTTCCATTAACTCTTTTAAAAGAGCCTTGTCTGCTTTTGAGAGTTTCACATTTATTCTTGTATTGTCTTTTGAAACAGCCAAATAAAAAACCTCCTATCTGTAAAGTGTGTCACTTCTCTTTTTAAAAAGTGTATCACTTTAAAAAACAAAAATCAATATATAATTCTAAAATAATAATATTGGTTAAGATATTAACATTATTTTAACTATAAACAACATTTTAATAAAATATTAACTAAAATATATATTAATATATTAACAAAATTTAAACAATAATTAAGATATTATTAATATTTAAACTATTTTATTGACTTTTGTATTTTTTTATCATATACTTTAATTAAGATATTATTAAAATATCAACTAACATTAGGAGGGATTTATATATGGCTAAAAAAGATGTTCAATTTATAGGCTTTGATGGTGGTAGAGGTTACATTAAGGCTTATACAGAAGTAGATGGAGAGGCAAAACAAACAATATTTAAGTCAGTATATGGTGATGGACGTTCAGGTAAAGTTGACTTTGAAAATTACGAAAAACCTAAATACTTAAATATAGAAGGTGAAGACTATTTCGTTGGTTTATTAGCAGAAAGAGAATCTTATTCTTCTATAAGAAATTCACAAGATTCAAAAACAAGTGATACTATGAAGATATTATTTGCATCAGCATTAAACGATATAGCAGTAAAAGATACTGTAAAAGTGGTATTTGGAGTTCCATATAAAAACTATAAGAAATCAGTATTAGCTGACATAGTAAATACATATAAAGGCGAAACAATCACTATAAAAGACAATATAACAAATGCAACTAAGAAAATATTTATAGAAGATGTAACAATCGCTAGAGAGGGCGATGCGGCTTTATACTATGCTATTAATGGAAAGGTAAATAAAGATAAGCCAGTAGGACTTGTTAACGTTGGTTTCAGAACTATGGAACTATCATATTTTGATAAAGGTTTCCAATTTAATGACAGATTATCTAATACTGTTGAATACGGAAACAGTACAATGTTAAAAATAATACAAGATAACTTAATGGCAAGTGGAATTGCAAAAAGTGTAAACGAAATAGATAGTTCTGATGATTATGATCTACTTAAAAAGAAAGCATATAAATTAGGTTCTGAAAAAGTAAATCAAATAGTAGAAGAAAATTGGATAAACAAAGATGAAATGAAGTTATATTTAGCAGGTGGAACTTCTTTAAATCTTGAACCTTCTGATGACTTTGATAGAGTTGATAATTCTCAAATGGCTACTGCAATTGGATTATTTAAGTTTGCAAAATTAAAATTTTAAAGGTGATTAATTATGGCAAAAAAATCAAGTACAGTATATATAGAAGAAAATTTTTGGGATATGATAAGCAAGTTTCAAGCAGAAAGAGATTTATCAAGCAGAAATGATGCAATACAAGTAATATTAAGTGAGTGGAATATCCTAAAACAAATTGACTTCAACAATATACAAGTTAATGTAAATATCGGTGATGTTTCACAAGTTGTTAGACAAATAGAAAATACAGAACTAACAAAAGAAGAAAATGAAGACCAAAGAATTATAAAAGAAACTCTTCTTAAAATGGAAGAAGAAATGCCTGATTAAAAAGATAAGCTAAGGTTTCAGATAGCCTTAGCTTTTTTGTTTATTTACTATTAATATAATCATTTAAAATTTTATTAATTAAATTTGTTAAAGACCTACAATCGTTTTTTGCTAATTCTTCTAATTTGGATTTTAATTCCCTATCCATATTTATAAGCACTCCGACTTTACTTTGTTTAACTGCCATAGTATCACTTCCTTTTTTATAAAATCTTACTATATATAAAAATTATAGTCAAGTTATATAACTTTTTACTTGTTTTTTATATATAAAAGTTATATAATAGATATATAAGGAGGTGACGAAAAATGATAAAAAGTTATAAAGTAAGACTAGAACCTACAAAAGAACAAATGGAATTGATGTTCAGGACTGCTGGGTGTACTAGATTCGTATACAACTGGTGCTTAGCTTTCCAAAAGGAAAGACGAGAACAAGGGGAAAAATTTGTAAGTGCTATGGGTATGAGTAAACATTTAACTGCACTAAAAAAACAAGATGAGTATAGTTGGCTAAAGGAAGTTGATAGTATAGCACTTGTTGGAGCATATACAGATGCCTGTACATCATTCAAAAACTTTTTTCGAGGTTGTAAAAAAGGTCAGAAAATAGGTTATCCAAAATTTAAAAGCAAAAAACACTCAACACCTTCATTCATGCCTAATTATCAAGCAATTAGATTTAACGAAAATCAAGTTAAATTGCCGAAAATTGGGATAGTGAAACTAAGTAGGAAAAACTATGTACCTATTGTGAAAAAATATAGTAATCCTAGAGTTACTTTTGACGGACTTAATTGGTATATATCTGTCGGGGTTGAGGAAGAAGATTACGTTAGTTTAGAACTTAATGGGACAATAGGAATTGATTTAGGTTTAAAAGATACTGCTATTCTTAGTACAGGTAAAAAATATAAAAATATTAATAAAACTGCTCATGTAAAGAGAATAGAAAAAAGACTTAAAAAGCTACAAAGACAAGTAAGTAGAAAATATGAAAGCAATAGACAAGGAAAAATATATAATAAAACTAACAATATAGAAAAAATCAATAAAAAAATCAACAAACTACATAAAAGACTTGCTAATATCAGAAATAATTATAATCATAATATAACTGCTGATATAGTTAATATGAATCCAGCTAAAATCGTAATAGAAGATTTAAACATCAAGGGAATGATGAAAAATAAACATCTATCAGATGCTATTGGAAAGCAAGGATTATACGAGATAACTAGACAGCTTGATTATAAATGTAAATATAAAGGTATTGAGTTAGTAAAAGCAGATAGATGGTATCCAAGCAGTAAAACTTGTTCTAATTGTGGTCATATTAATAAAGACTTAAAACTAAGTGATAGAACTTATATTTGTCCTGAATGTGGGACTGTAATTGATAGGGATTTAAATGCAGCAATTAATTTAGCAAATTATAAAACCGAACAATAATCACTAGCAAGATTAGTTCGGTATGTAGGGAGGTTTAACCCCGAATTGATGCTCTTGGAGGATTAAAACCAAACCCGAGTAGCTTATGCAAAAGGGAATTCGTTGAAGAGAGAACCTTGTTAATTGGAATATGTTCTGTTATTACAAGATTATTGATATATATTAGTTCAATCCTTGTATTGATTGATATTACTAAATTAGGAGTATATGTTAATACCTTGTTGAATATGTTATTTTCAAAATAATAATTGTTTTTCAAACATATTTGAAATTGAATCAATTGTTACAAGTATTGGAATTACTCAATTCCAGTCAATACGAGTAACAGAATATATTCTAATTAAACAAGGATTAAAACATTTGCTCCTGTAGTTGCTCCATTTCTCTTTGTTGTGTAACAGAATATATTCTAATTAAACAAGGATTAAAACATAATATACAAGTTAATGTAACTCTTGGTGATGTTTGTAACAGAATATATTCTAATTAAACAAGGATTAAAACATTGCCTTATCAAGTAGCCTACTAATAGGAATACTTGGTAACAGAATATATTCCAGTAAAACAAGGATTAAAACGATGCTGCAATACTTCAAAAAGTAGAAGTTCCAGAAGTAACAGAATATATTCCAGTAAAACAAGGATTAAAACAATATTAAATTATTTACATATTTATTTTTTTTCTGAGTAACAGAATATATTCCAGTAAAACAAGGATTAAAACGAAATTGCCATATATTCCAAATTGTGATATTATATAAATATAGGGATTACATTCTATTTGCGTTAGAGTGGTAGTTCTTCAATAGTTAATTTCTATTATGATTGGAACCACTCTTATTGGCGTTTGAGTGAGAAAAGGAACTACACTCTATTAGCTCTAGAGTGATAGTTCTGATAATAATCATAAAGTAATTAAATTACCGCTCTATTTATCATCACTAGAGTGGTTTTTTGCTGTCTAAAATAAAAAAGCTAGAGGAGAGTATCCCCTAGCTTTTAATATTATCGGTCGCTATCGGTCGCTATCGGTCGCGTCCGATAGAATTATTTTTCAAATACTTCTACATATTTTGTTGATGCAGTTATATAATAACCAGCCTTTAATTTATACATGTCTGTTCCAGTTCTTTTTACTTTTTCAACTATAGTATAAGCATCGCCTTTACAAACCACTCCACATACACTATCAGCTTTAAAATCTGGTGTACTATGAACATTAACTTCATCATGTATTATTCTTAAATACTGTTTATTACTTGGAAGTTTAGTAACTTTACCTTTTCCATTAGTACAATTGACTATATCATCAAGTTCTATTTTTTCTGCCTTTAAATTCGCACAATCTAGTTTAAATTGTTTCATTTTAGCTGGATTTTTAACCATATAAATTGGACAAAGTTTATATGCTTTTCCTACTACATCTGTGTGAGTGATAATATCTTCTTTGCAGTCAAGACCTTTATATTGGCATAGCCAAGCACATAAGTGGACCATACTTTTATATGTTGCATCTGTATAATGATTATCTTGCCCTGTTGTGGCAACTTCTATACCTATAGCATATCTATTAGCTGAGTTTGTGCAATAGCATCTTTCATCAGTTGGAATAAGTTGGTAAATTGTTCCGTCAAGATCTATCACAAAATGTGCTGATGCATATACATATTTACCATTAACTTTTGTTCCATTTGCAACTACATTGTTAAAATAGTTAACTGTAGCAGAACCTTTAACATCTGCTTCACCAGTATAGTGAATTGCTACTTTTGTATAATTTAATGGAGTTCCAGGTCTACCATATTTGTTTTTCTTTTGCCATTTTTCAACTATTGTTGGTTTTACTATTGACATTATATCATCTCCTATTTATTTTCAATTAAAGCCTTGAAACTTTGGTGCAATCCTACACTAGAAAGCCCACTTAAAAGCCCTCCTAAGAAAATATTCATATCAAATGACTTAGATATTGCTATGTTTAATACAACACCTAATACAGCCATTATGAAAGGAATATACTTATTAGGAATAAAATCAAAGCTAGTTTTTATAACATATCCTATTCCACAACAACCTAATACAACTCCAATGACTAAATAACTATTAATAACATTTAAATCTATCATAATTAACCTCCTATTCTTCTAAGTGATCTATTCTGTGATGTGCAGACTTTGTTGAATCTTCTACTTTTGCCATTCTTTCTACTAAATTATTATGTTTATCTACTCTAGTTGATAAAGTTTTTATATCTTCTTTTATACCTTTTATTTGTTCTTGCATTACTGCAGTAGTTTTACTATTTGCAAAATAAGAACCAGCTAAAGTCCCTATAAATGCTATAATAGCAACAATTATTTCTGTTTGCATATTAATACCTCTCAATTTTCTTAAGTATGTTTTACTCTATCTCTAAGTTCTCCTTTTTTACCATCGTTAAATTGTCGAACCTCACTTAAATAACCTGTGATTCTTCTGATTCTTTCAAATGAAACAGGAACAAGTTTATATTCTAAATCTACATATCCTTTATCATCTATTGTTATATTTAGATATTCAATTTCTCGATTTGGATATTTTTTATGAATATGTTTTATGTAAGCTTCGATTTCTCTTTGTTCAGCATGAACTCCTTCTGGAGTTTTTATATTTATTTTCATCTTTTCAAACTCCTTTTTACAAAATAAAAGGGATTACAAATTAGTAACCCCCTTAGAAAAAATGGTAAGTGCCTCTAAATACTATATACACATATAACTTTTAAAATTAAAATTCGATTAAAATATAAATGTTTTTTTATTAAGTCCACATTGGAATCACCCTCTTTCATAGCCAATAAGCAAAAGAAGGACCCACTCTAAAAGTAAGTCCTTTCCGGAAAAGGTTATTAAACCGATTCCTTTGCTCGTTGGGGTTTCAAATGAGAAATTATTTTATCTACAATTATAGTGTAAATTCCCAATAACAAATTTGCAATCGGAACATATTCCTAACAATCATTAGGGATATAAAAACATTGTATTTCTTTTGTATCTGTAGCTGTAAATATTTTACCATGGCCTTTGCCTCTAAGTTCAGTTAATGCATCATAATCTCCACAAACCACTTTGCTTGCTTCTTTAGTATTAACTTTTAATCCTATTTTAGTATTTATATTAGATTTAAGTAAACCTGGCAAAACTTCAGCATACGGTGTTTGAGTTGTTAATATTACATAAATATTAGCTGCTCTACCTTTAGACAATAATTCACCTAATAACTTATAAATAATTTTATTTTCTTTAGGATCAAAGGTAGCTAGTTCCTCAATGATTAAAAATATTGATTTAAATTTTTTATTATTTTTTCTTATTTCAAGATATCTTTTATTCATTTCATTAATTAATCTGTTTAATATTTCTTCTATACCATTAATACCTTCGCCATAGTATACAGCTTTATCCTTATATTTATATAAATCAATATACTTAGTATCTTGAATGTACAATTCAACATCTTTTCTTTTAATAAGATTATTTATAACAACATTTAAACAAACTGATTTACCACTACCCGTTGCACCTGCAATCAATAAATGACACTCATTAGGTGAGTAATATTTCCAGTAGACTATATTTTCATTATCTAAATCTATTCCTATTGGAACACCTTTTTTATCATTAAACAAATAATCGTTATAATTATTGTTAATTACACCATCTGTAATACTAATTAATGCTAAATTGTTTTTATATTCAATTTTTAAATTATTCTTTGGGACTTTAAGAAAAGTACTTATGTCTAATTTATGTTTTATAAAATCATTTATATTTAAACCTATTGGAATAGTGAAATAATATTTATTTACGCATTGGTTAATCAATAAAGGATATTCTTCGCTTCTATTACATAATTTAATTTCATAAAACAACCTATCCCATTGATCTATTTTGAAAATCATATTATATAAAGAATTAGCAGCATTAAAAATGCCATTTACAAATAATTTAACCAATTATTTCACCAACCTTTTCAATCTTTACATTATCATAGATAACTTTCATATCTATTAATTTTTTATTCAAACCTTGATTGTTAATAACGTAAAGCAAAGGCATGACCTCCCAATTTGTATTATTAATTATAACTTCTTTGAAATTGTAATACTTACTAATACAATCATGTGGGCTTAATTGTACTTCTAATAATATTTTTTTTGTTCTGTTATTCTTTTTTACATTTATATAACCATCAGAAATTATATTGCCTAAAGAAAAATTTTTCTTAAATTCTATAATTTCATAATTGTTTTTAATTAATTTTACAAGAAAATCAGTTATATAAAGATCATGTTCCACTAATTTCTTACTTGGCTTTTTGTCTAAATAATAAACATAAACACTTCTAGTATTTTCTACTTTAAACATTTTTCTATTTACATAACCATCATCAGCTAATCTTTTCAATCTTCTCAAAGGTACATTTTGATGCTTATTTTCAAACAATAATTCTTGCACTTGTTTTCTAGTACATATTCTACTTAATGTTAAAAATTCTAAAATCTCCATATCTCTATTTGTCATAATATCACCTCTTACATATATGATATGTATAAGGTATTAAATATGTGATAACCTTTTAAAAAATATATGATTTATCGTGTGATAACTAATGTAAAGTAGGTTTTTTCTAGTTCACACCTTAAAATAAGTATTTCACTAGTTTTGGGGTTGTCCAACTGCAAGGTTTAAATAAAGAAAAAATACAAGATAATATATTTTTATATAATACACCGGACCAATCTAAATTAGTTTTTATTTATTTTTTCAAATAAAAAGAGCAGCTAAATTAATAACTGCTCTATGATCTTACTTATTGTAACCAGCTAGAATCAAAATTTATTATCTTTTTAATAATTAAAAAAATATAAATCAGAGTTGTTAAAATTAGTACAGAGTAACTAATTCCAAACACTTTAAAAGCTAAAGCTACTACTAAACTATAAATAAGCAACATTAAACTATATTTAGAAATATAATGCATTACTTTATAAAACATTTTTACACCTCTATTTTTTATATAAATAAGTACACAATATTTTTAAATTGCGAACTAACTTGCACTTGCAGTTATGATTATGTCACCTGTTACAACTATAGTTATTTTACCATTATTATTATATACCTTACTTGTAACATCTACTCCACCCATAGTGACTCTAACACTATTATTATCTAAAGTATGACCTTCTTCTGCAGTAAGATTTATTGTTATATTAGTTCCTTCTGACATTCGTTTATAAGTTTTACTAGCAGTTACATTTGTAAGATTATAAGTAAATAAATAATTTTTTATATAAGGCACTAATTTTTCTATAAATGGTTTTAATGCACTTGCATATCTATTCCTACCATGTTCTCCTAAATGTACTTGGTCATCACCTAACCCCCCTGTACCTATAGGAGTAGTTGTTATATTTGCACTATGGAATAAATCTAAATAAGGAACGTGCATGGAAGAATGTTCACAACAAGATTTTATTAAATTAACTTTTTCTTCATTTCCTCCACTTACTCCTGGAGGTGGTAGAATTATTCCTAATCCACTGTGAGGGAAATTAGTTCTTATTTGTTGTACTGCCCATTTTATAACTGCACACATAGAACCACTATCGCTTGGGGTATCATCAACAGTTCCTAAATTTGCGTCATTATTAGTTCCCCAACCTAATAATATTACATCATAAGCTATTCCATCTGATATTAATTTATTAATCCTTGCTTTACAATCTCCTACCCCTGTACCAGTCCAATTTGAACCTGCATATCCTAAGTTATGCATATCCATATTAAGATATTTATTAGCTTGTGTGAAAAATCCATAATCATTTGAGCCACTACCACCAGCATATTGCATTAAGCTATCTCCGAAAGCCAATAAAGTTTTACCGGCTGTTGGAGATACATAAGGTAATAAAATATCCTTTATAGTTTCTCCAAAATAAGGGACTGATAATACATTTTTTATAAAGTATTCTTTGTAATCGTCTTTTAGTTCAAACCATTTTGTTGCAAATTCTTTGTATGTGTTTTGTTCACCTTTATATCTCGTAACCATTATTTTTTTATCTGTGAAATAAGAAAGTGGATATACTATTCTAGCATAATATACATTTTCTTGATTTATAGTCACCTCTGTTTGATTTAATGCTCCAGTTGAATTTGTTGCACCTCCAATTTTTGATAAGAAGTTTTTGTATTTGTCGTAAAAATAAATAAAATTAAATCCCTTGTTAGTATATAAAGTTTCACCATTATTAACCATGAAATAATTTGAATAATATAATTTCATTACTGAATTCTCACATTCCATATAATTATCACAATCTACTAAATTCAAGTCATCAGAAAAACAGAAATTTGTCATTGTAGGTGTTATTGTATTATTGTTTATATTGTTAGTTGTTACTTTATAATCTTTATTTAATGTATCTCTTAAACTTTCGCCTTCTGCTGTTAAATAAGTCTCCACTGTATCATATGGTACATAATCTCTTATTTTATCTTTGCAAAAGATTACTCTATCTTTATTTGCAGTAAGATACGAAAATCTTATATATTTTGCATTTTCAACCGTTAAGGTAGTATTTCTTATATTATCTCCGTTGTCATTATTTTTTACAAAAGTAAACTCTCCACCAATTACAAATTTCTTAGAATTATCATACAAACAATATTGAATGGGACGTGTATCAGCTCCTATTACATAATATAATGTATTTAATTCAATCTCTATGTAATCGCTTAAATCGTAATCTGCATTATCTCCGATATAATTAAATTTGTTAATTTTTTTACCACTTGTAGATGTGTTTATATTTAATAAATTTATTCTTTGTTGTCCTATTGCCGAAAGTTTTATATTACCTATACTTCCATCTTCTATTGTTAACGCACTTAAAGTACCATCATCAATTTTGCTTTGAATTATAGTTGTTAATTGTTCATCTGTAACAGTAGCAGTAGGAATTTCAACACTTGCTATTTGAGTACCATCATTCATAAGTTTAAGTGTTTGCCCACTCATACTCATTGTTATTTTGGATAAGTCCACATCACTTCCACCTATTTCAATACCAGTTCCCATAAGTGTTCCATCTTGTTTTTTGATATAAACTTTTCCATCTGTATGTTTTGTAAGAGATAAGTTCGCAATATCTTTAAATTGTGAATCAATTTCTTCGAATTTCTTTGTATTAGATTTTCCATTTTGATCTATAACTAAATCTGGACTTGTATATGGATAATTAAATCCATCTTTTCCTTTTCTTGTTTTCATATTTTTTGCCATTTATTTTCCTCCTTTATTTTTTATATTAAAAAAGAGCAGATTGATTTCTGCTCTTATATTGTTTAAATTTTATTAAACTAACTATTCATTATTCCAAGCTAAGTATTTATATTCTGTATTTACAAAATAAGCAGTTGTATATCCTGGATTAATTACTAGTTTTCCATCATTGTAAGATATACTTGCAACATCTTCCTTGCAACCACTCCAAGCTGTTCCTTGCGTGTTAGAATAACCTGTTATTGATTTTACTGTACCTTCTGATGTTTTCATAATTGCAACAAATCCAAATGATTTTACACCACTCGATAATGAACTTGTACAAATTATTACATTATCATATAATTTCGTAGCATCTATAGATAAAGTATTTGTATTTGCACTAGGAGTAATTGTTCCACTTATACCATCTTTTAAAGAACTCCATGCTATATAATGATATTTTAATGCACCTAAATTTTCACTCGCAAAAGAACTATATCCAATACTATTTTTGTTAAAAGTTATGTTATTAACATTATTAATATCAATAGTAGCTAACAAAGAACCACTTGAATTTGTTGCCATTAATCCATTCATATTATTAAGTTTGAATTCACCTTTTAATATTTTTGCACCTTTTCCTGTAACAGATGTGTCAGCCATTATAAATACATTGTTGTATTTTCCTTGAACTGATATAGAATAAGAATTGCTTACAGCATTAGGTGTAAATATTCCTAACTCATATGTGCTTGCGGTTACTTCAGTTGCTGTACAATTTATAATAATATCTCCTGTAACAACATCAATTCCTATTGTCTTATTTGAACTATTATATGCAGTAGAAGTTATATCTACACCACCCATACTTACACTAACAGAACTTATTTCACAACCCTCATTTGCAGTTAATGTAGCAATATAAGTTTGATTTTGTAATATACTATTTGCATTATTAGAAATACTACAATTTGTTAAGTTTTTCGTTATAGTATAAGATAATTCACTTTGTGCTATATTTACAGTTATATTACAAGTTGCTGACTTATCTCCGCATTTTGCTGTAATAACACAATTACCATTACCAACAGGAGTTACAACGCCATTTACAACAGTTGCAATAGAAGAGCTAGAAGTCTCCCAAATAACATTATTTTGTTGATTTGAAGGTGTGACTGTAGCTGTAATTGTTTGTGTATCTGTATTTGTGAAATTTAATGATGATTTATCTAGCATAACACTTTCCACTTTTTCAATATAATCATAATTATCAACAGTAAAATATACATTGTATGCATCAGCTTTTAAATTACCTATATACCCCTGTATTTCTACTAAATTGTCATATACAGTTACTACATGATATTCATTTGTATCAACTAAAGAAGGAGTATGTATCATTGTACAAAATTCACCATTTTTATTATACGCTAATACATTTGGATAATCAGTTGCATATCTAAATCTAGTATGTGAATGTCCACTAAACCAAATAACATTTTTATATTCAGATGCAATATTTGTAAAATATGTTTCTAGGTCATCAGTTAAAACAGAATTATTAACTGTTCCATTTCGCAAACCAAATCCTTCACAGTTTCCCAGGTATTGATGGAAAAATAAAAATACTCTAGGTTTAGTTTTATATTCTTCTAATTTTTGATTTAACCATGTTTTATCTTCATCCGATAACAAATTAGCACCGTCCCAATATCTTTGGGATAAAAATAAAAATACTTCATTATTATTAATTATTTCATAATGAGGGTCTTGACCAGTTGCATTTTTCCATGCAGTTAAATTTAACCCACTATCACCAGTTGTTGCATCATGATTACCAGCCACTTCATATATAGGAATAGTACAACTTGAAATTGTATTTTTATAAGTTATAATTTCGTTTGCAAAATCATATCTTACAATATCTCCTGTAATAGCTATAAAATCTACATCTCCCATATTTTTTATATTATTTAGAGCATTTGTAAAGCAGACATTTGCACTTTTTGTTGTATCCGTATAAATGTGAATGTCTGATAAAACCGCAAATTTTATTTTTTTAGCACCACATTTATTTAATGTGTTTTGGCTAATAATAGCAGATGAAGAATTTTTTATTTTTCCTATATTATTTGCTATAGTTTGAAAACTATCACTTGGATTAGTTGCAACTCCTTTGCCAGTAATAGCGTTTGCAACTAATGTTTTTCCATTACTGGCAGATTGAAAAAGCTCCGATAACGCTCCTTCTACGTTTGTAGCAGTAAAATTATTACCTGTATCTTTTATGGTTATGCCATCTGCCTCACTAGAACCACTAGAGGCAGGTAAATCTGTTCCTTCATCTAATTTAGTTCCATCTGCTTTTACTAAATATATTTTATTCCCTTCAACTATAGTTTTTTTCGCAATATCCTTAACTTTTCTATTTACTTCATTTATCCCACCTATAATACGTTTATCCTCTGTTTCTAGGGTGTCATGTACTGAATCTGATATTCCTTCCATAGAAGTGTCATCTTCAATTAGATTAATCTGATTTTCTTTAAGTTGAGAACTATTGTTGTATATACCTTCTTCCATTTTGTTTAATCTTTCGACACTGATTTTATTTCCTTTTGCCCATGTAGTTTTAACATATTTCCCATCATCATCTACTACGATTAATTGTTCGTTTTCTTGTGTTGCTATTGCCAAATCTACCACCGCCTGATTAACAACATTTACATTTCCTGATAATGTTCCAATTGAAGTTGTACAAGGTCTTTCTTGAACATGAAATTGACCTTTTATCTTAGGAATTGTCACAGCACCATCACTGTCATCAAACAAGTCAAATACTAAATCAAAATCCCCTATCTCAACTTCTTCATCTATTAGATCTTCTGTAACTTTTAAATGAATTAAACCATTTTCAACTGGAGCTATAGCATTTGCAACTTCAACCCCATTTGGTTTTATTACTGTAACTGCTGCATAAATCGCATTTGCATTTTCTATTAAATCTCCTTCTTTTTCAAAGGCAAAACGTGCACCTTTTATTGAAAAATAATAATGTATATTTCTATTACCTCTAAATAAAAAAATGTCTTTATTTAATTTTGCTCTATTTTCATTTACAGATACTTCGTAGTTGTATTTAATCAAATTAACACATCTCCTTCCTATTCTGTATAGTAAATTCTTACTGTTCCGTTACTTAGCGCTGAGTAATGACTACTATCGTACGTTGACTGAATTCCAAATCCTTTTATTGTTCCATTTTTTATTCCACTTAGAACAGTCGAATCTGTAATTGTAACTGTTCCTTTTTTGCCCCATGCTAATGATAGAGACTTGTTGCAACTAGTATAAAAACTAGGCGTTGAACTTGGTCGGCTACCATATGTATGTGCTCTAAAAGTATGAGAAGTTGATGCTGATGAACCTATATCACTACTTCTAGCCACATCTATTTCAACTTTTGTTATATTCTTGCCTTTAACTTCTGCAAATTGGCTACCATAGAACCAATAACCATTACAATTACCATATCCCCAATTACCTTGTCTACATTTTCCTCTACCTTCCCAGTTATTGTATTTTGAACTTCTATAAGTGTCTGCATATTTTGGTTTAAATGTTTCAAATCTAGTTGTTGTTGGGTTGACAGTAGTTGTATTTGAACCACTATCTTTTGAAGATGCAAAAGTAACTCCAGTAGAAATTATTTGTCCATTACCACTTGTAAATGTATTATTTCCTCCACCTGCTTGTTGTCCTGGATATAACACAATTTTTGCTCCTGTACCAGCATTCCACGAATTTCCAGTCGAAAGTCCAGAAGATGATTGACAATACAATTCAGTCATCGAATAGGTTCTACAATTATATTTACAACCTACAAATGATATATTTTCCATATACACTTTTGATTTTTGAGTTGCTCCAACTCCTACAGAATTGGAATTTACACTGTCGCCATAAACTTTTAAGTTATATAGATTTACGTTAGGGCAATCAGAAAATATAGTAGTATAATAATAACTTCCCACATTATAACTAGTATAAGGCATTATAGAACCCATCGTAGTGTCTGTGGTACTATTACCCCCATAAATACTGTATTTGGCATTATTATATATACTTCGTATAGTTCCTTTTATTGTGTTACCACATAGAAATATATTGACTAGTCCATTTGCATGTCTTCTCAACTCAAGATTTTCTGTTGTATTTGAAGTTAGATAGATTTCTACTGTAAAACCATTAAGATTCAACGGTAAATCATCTAAATATTGTGAAATTGTTTCTCCACTTGATACATAGATAGTTTTATTTTCAGAAAGCGCAGGTGGAATATCTGCTGATATCAAAGTATCTACATTTAAAGAATCGCATGTAAAATTACCTCTTACATTTAGATCCAAAATATCTAATTCACCTTCATCAGTAATTTTCCAACCAGAACCTTCCATTAATCCGTTGATTAATATTTTCTTAGCTGACAATTGAATGTTAGAAGATGCTATTGCTTGTATTAAGCTATCAGTCAAAGTTATGCTTGAACTTGTAGAGCCTTTTTGCACTATCCATTCAAATTTTTCACTTGTTTGGTTAGCTATAGATATTGCAGTTTCTGCTTTATTATTAGCCTCCCAACTACTTAGATATACAGGAGTAGTAAAAGCTATCGAATTATCTGTATAAGTAATTTTATTAACTTGCCATAAATATCTATCTGTCTGATAAGCTGGGATATTTGTTGTCCACCCTGTAGCTGAAGTACTTGGAGCTGATGTTTTACTATAGTGTACATAGTATAATATCTGCACTTGTTTTACGCCAATGCCTTCACTACCTTGGTCACCCTTAATTTTAGCCCAAGTATAACTACCTACATCATGTGAATCACTTGGATTAAAATCTGTATAAGTTCCGATATAAGTACCTACAGTTTCACCGTTATAGGATGTAAAAGTTCGGCCACCGTCATCAGAATATTTAATGTGTAGATAGCTTGTTTTCCCATCTGTCCCAACTCCAGGTATTCCTCGTTCTCCCTTTTCACCTTGTAAGCCTTGGAATCTATACCAAATATATTTATTAGGGTCGGTGCTATCTGAAGGGTCAAAGTCTACGTAAGTTCCTATATAAATATCAGGTGTTTCTGACATTTGGTAAGATGCAGTAGGATTAGCTACACTAGAATATTTTATATGGAAATAAGATGTTTTCCCATCTCCGTCTTTACCAGGTACCCCCTGTTCTCCTCTCTCTCCTTGTAATCCTTGAAGCCCTCGTTCACCTTTATCTCCCTTAGCTCCAGTAATACATACAGGGTTGCCATAAGTTTTATCGCCTTTGTTTGTTACATACACATCTCTTAACCATATATATTTACCAGCTTGTGGGGCAGGAGCAGTTGTAACCCAAGTGCCTCCAGTTGCAGAAGTATTACTGTCAGATAAATAGAATTCGTTATAAGTTTCTTTTATAGAGCCATCTACTACAGTACTAGTGCTTGTTACAGTGGACTTAATACCATCCACTGTTTGTTTTAATTGGGATGCTTTTGTAATAGCAGCCTCTGCTTTTGAATTAGCGTCATTGGCTACCCCTTCTATAGTACCCACATTTGACTCTATCCCATTTACAGTTTGAGATAATGTTGAATATAGAACTTTTAATTTAACTTTATTCCCTTCGGCATCTTCTACAAATCCATCAGCAACTAAAGATTCAATTTTCCCATTTTGTTCATCTACTATAAGTTTTGTCTGACGTATTTCTGGAATTTTTTCCCCATCTATATATAAAACTCCATCTTCATCTAAATATAAAGTCGTTTTTTCTCCATTATTCGTAAGAATATTTACTATGCTTTTTATATCTGCATCTAATTTACTGTCACTTACAGCTTTAATTTGTTCTTTCAGATTAGTCTGTCTTTCATTTTCTAGTATTCTTTTGACTTCATTATAATTTTCTGAATAAGTGGCATGCGCCTTTTCTAAATCATATTTGTCATCTTGTGTTATTTTTCTATTTGTTATTACTCTTTCAAGTAAAGAAACAAGTTCATCATAACTAGAGGAGAAATTATCATGCTCTCTAGTTATAGTCTCTATATTGCTCATAATAATCCCTCCTATAATTTCTTAGGTCTAGCACAGAATAGTATCTTATCTGTTTTGTTTTCTGTTATCAATCTTGTCTTCACACCGTTTTCACATTGAGTAGATTCTATTGTATATACCGAACCACCATCTTCTGTTTTTTTAATAACAATAGCTGCATGTGAGCAATTCATATAACGACCGTTTTCTTTGTTATCTCTATCCCAAAATACAATGTCTCCAGGCTCTAAATTGCTGAAATTTATTATATCTACATCATGTAAAACCCAACCGTTCTTAACACAATATTCAGCTTGCTCTGCTGCAGTACGAGGGAATGTAAACGCCCAACTATAAGCAGTATTACGTTTTAGACTTGTCATCTTGTGGTTAGCATAAGGGGAATGGTCATAATCTAATCCCATATATGCAAATTTTGTTAGTGTACTACAGTCTATTTGTGCCTTTTTTCTGCTCGAATCGTACCATTTATCTAGATATTTAGCTGGATTCGAATATGATGCGGGTGTTTTTACTGCTGTTGTAGAATATTGTCCCCTGTATTCAAGTCCCGTTTGATTAAGGTATGTTTTTGCTATTTCTGCTACCTTTTCTCCACCTTTAAAAGTATAAGGGTCTGCATATCCTTCGCCCTTGTCTACTGACACAGAGCCGTAATATTTATAATCTATTGAACTATTTACATTGGCCATTATTGTGATTTTATATCCAGTGTTAGGTTTTGGTACTAGTTGCCCAGCAATACAATCTACGCCCTCAAGATAGCAAATTTTACTTTGTGAGTAACTTATTTCATCTGCAGTAGTAAATATCATTCTAGCGTAAAAACTTTTATCTACATCACTTTGCAGTTTAAATGTAAGTGATTTTATTGTCATTTTAGGCCAAGTGTAAGTTTTTGTGCTTTCTAATACGATATCTATAACTTTACCTTCACGTTTCGATGCATTGCTATCGTCATCGTTCCCACCGCCAGTGCTGCCACTATCATCTTTCTTTTTATAGCCGATAGGGGTAGCTAGTAATTTTTCTTTTATTGCATCATAAAAAACACCAATGCTAGTATCATCCTTAAAAGAATAACCGTCATTGGTGTAATTTGAGTTTAATACACTTGTATAAGTTTCTAATTTACTAGAAATATCTAATAAAAATACATTTTCTTCATTGTCACAGAATGTTTTAATTTCAGTGTTAAATGCATCTATAGAAGTATTTACAGTTGTATAATCTGCATAAGCAGTTCCAACATGTAATTCCTTTAATATGAAAATCGGTGTATTTCTATATTTTGTTTTTAAGATATTTGTAAGAGTTTTAATTCCTGTTATACCTTTTTCTGTTAGATCATTCAATCCAAAATGAACAAGTGCATAAGGTGATGAACTTGGATAAACTTTATCATCATCTTCAAATAGCCCCTCTACTTTATTTGACAAATTATTGTTGTCATCATAAAAATCATATGCATTTGCTTTTCTAACAGCTTTTATATACACTTCATTCATATCTGTCTTGTCGATAATAGGAGTGTCCTCCACATTATTGTTATCAGCTTCGACAAGGTCATAAGGTCGTAAACAGAATCCATATTTATAGATATCATTGTATACTGGCATATACCTTATAGCCTTTGGCCAATAATCCCACTTTCTAGCATGAGCTACCATATGTGTTCCGTTTTCTTTACCGCAGTAAATTAACGTATGATGTGTAAAGTTCTTTGCCATAGCTTTCGCTCTAGTTAATGTTGTAGGACATTCATTATTGCACATCATTATAATATCTCCAGCTTTCATATTTTCTATAGATGTTTTAGTGATTTTAAACATTTTATACCCATCTTTAGCCGTTGCATATTTAACCAATGTACCATATGCACAATATGAATCACTATGAAATATACTTTTTAGTCCAGCTTCACCATAGCAACAAGTAACCATAGAACTGCAGTCATAGCAAATCGGATTCTTAATGCCATAGAATGTCCCACTACGTTTATTTGGTTTCTTGAAGTTCCATGTTCTGTATGATTGGTCATACGTAGCCAATTTGTCGGTGTGTTGTTGTACTATAGCTTTTGCAGTGTCAACTATTATTTGTCTTGTATCACTTGAACTTGCTTTGCCTGTTCCTTTTGGAGTAGATACACCTACTCCATATCCTAGCTTATTTCCTTGTGCATCTTTGTAGTAAGGTAATTGACCATCTACTACTTTGTACCAACATAGATATAGCTCTACGTTGTTCGGTGTTCCTAATCCTTTTTGGTCTTTAAGTGTTTGTCTGTAAGCTGCAAAATCAAATTTTAGGCTATCTAATTCCTCATAAACTTTCAATTTTGTTTGATTCGATTGAGAACTTAAATAGTAAGAATCAACAAATGTATATCCGTATTTATCGCACACATATTTTGATACTATCCAGTTAAGTGAACCTTGTCCCATGTTATTAGCTACTAATCCAGCAAATATGTTTCCGTGTGCATAATCTATGCATTGTCTCAATTCCCAACAGCCGAATCTTATTTGATTTAAGATATTTCTATCGACTGTAATTCCACTTAAAGTAGCATTCCCTCCTTTGTATGGAGTCATGTTGGAATAAGATGGAAGGAATGTTTTAGTTGTGCCATCTATATATTTTATGGTTTGAGCTTTATTCCCCCACTCTTTGAAGTACGTACTTCTTTCACATTGCATAAGGCCGTAGCCACCATTACTACCAGTAGTACTGTAAGGGTCACCCCTAGATTCTCCCATTATAACTGCATATACTAAGTTGGGGTCTAATCCAAATTTTCTAGCATAATATTCAACTATAAGATATAACTTATATTTATTTCCTGTAGATGATAAATTATTAAGATTTGCTTTATTTTGGTATTTGCTTATGTCATATTTTTCATATAGTGCTAATGCTTCTGCATATTCGTCATTAGCTGGGTCTGTAGTTGAAACTGTATTAGATTTTTTTATTTGATAAAATCTATCATCACCAAGCCATACACCATTTTTATAATCAGTTATATAAATAGGGTCGCCATCATCACCTTCATCAGGCGGAGTTGGTTTAGGATTAATAATATTGCTAATTTCATCAAATATTTTATCAATTTCTTCTTTTTCTACTCCCATTTTTTCAAGATATTCTCTTATTTTTGCAATATCCTCGTCGGTTAAGTCCCCTACACCTATACCGCCAAGAAATTCAATTATTTCTTTTATTAAATCATCACTTTTTGTAAGATTTTTTATTTTACTTTTTACTTCTTTATAATTTGCTAATGTACATTTACTTTTTTTTGCCCAATCGGTAAATGATATTTCTAATTCTGTTACCCTAGCTTGTAAATGTAATGGTTTTACATAATCATTATCTATAACATAAACTGTATCACCTATATCAATGTCATCAGAAAAATAAATTATATTTGTTTCATAGTCAAGTTGAGGTTCTTTTCTTCGTTGTAACTCTTTCCATGTTTCATTTAGAAGGTCTGCTTGGTTGCTAGCATCACATTCATAAACGCCCATTATGTAACTTCCATCATCGTTGTGAAAATACATATGAGCTTCTTCATCTGAAACAAAATCTTGATTAAGAGGTTTATCAGCTGGATTTCCGTTAGCTGTTAACCATTCAACATTTCTAAAATCAATTCCGTTTTGGCCATATCCAATTAAAGCACTACAAAATTCAGATAAATCTTCTTTTTTCTTAACGTTATCTACGTTTTCTGAATACTCAAATCTTTCATGTGTAACTTTTCCTCTTTGTCTATAGACATTTATATATTGTTTATAGACTTTATTGTTTTTTATTTCCACCGTAAACTCTATTTCTATATTGTAATTTTCAAGATTATCTTGTATTACAGTATAAATAGGTGTTGGCTTTTCAATATTAATACTTCTAAATTCATTGATTTGAGGATCTACATATCCAAGTTCAAAACTTGAATCTTGTAAAATCAAATTAAAAAATGTAGTTACGTCACCTTGTAAAATACTTTTTCTAACAACTTTATTTAAAAGTTCAAGTCCAATGGTTTCGCAATAACAAGTTTTCTTGATTAGACCATCAGAATGTTCGCTTGATGTATTTATTGTTTGAAATAATTTTGTTTTATTTTTATATTTAAAAGCAATAAAACAGCCCTTTTGCAAACTCGAAGTTCTGCTATTTGTCACTGTAGAAAATTCAAAACTTTCTGCTCCTGTATTTAAATAAATTTTATAAATATCATCAAAAAAAGGACTATTTGGATTAGTCCCGTTATTAGATAGCACGTCTATTATTTTTTTATTTCTATTTAGAATATATATTTCAGTAACTAATTCCAACTAATCCAACCACCTTTCATTAAAAATTATAGAACTTGTAATATCTGCATCACTTGAAATTTTTAAATTGTATTCGCCTGGGAGGATTTCAAAGAAATTACTGCCTATATCAACATGTTCCATGTTTTTTACATTATTTATATAAACCTCATTGTTAGCAAAATCTACTTTTAATGTATCGCCTTGCTTAAATATAGTAGTATCAATATTTTCATCTTCTCCATCTTCATTTAGTTTTTCTATAACTAATCTATTAAAAGTCATAGTATCAACAACTTTTTTATCAGCATATTTCCCAAAGAAGATAACAATATGATTTAAATCACCAAGAGGAAATTTGTCACTCTTCATTCTTTCACTTGGCAATGTTTTTACTATTTCTCCAGCTTCATTGTATTTTACTACTTCTGCATACCACTCGTTATTTTCTCGTCTTACTGTAAAATGGCCTTTAAACTCGTTCCAATTACCTGTTTTACCACTTCGAGGGGTTTTTTTCGTAACAGTTAAACTATCATCAGAACCACTTGTTGTAATTATTGGGTCAATCTTAGGTATATTAAATTCTGAATCCTTTAAAAACTCTACATTTCCAATTTGCACAAGTGGATAAGTAGCTTCGAAGTATTCATTTTCGTCACAAATCATAACTTTGAAAAGTTTATTACCTTTTTGATCTAATCCATAACATTCTACAATACCCATTTTATCTTCTGCAGTATCAACTTCTTTATCCGTTTCTATCTGAACTTTATCCCCTTCTATAATGTAATCGGTGTAAACATATCCGGTTTGCCCTTTATAAGTTGCTTTCGTATACTTTCCTTGTTTACTATTTGGGTATACAACAATACAAGTACCTTTCGGAATAGTAGCTAAAAGTTTTGCTTTTTTGCTTCCAGTTGCTCTTAAAGATACTGATTGCTTTGTGTAATAATTTGCTGTTGTTACTGTAACTTTTTTCAAACCGGTTGAAATTTTTATCCATCCAGTTTGACTACTATATGTAGTTTTTATCCATCCATTTACAATTTCATCTGCAGTTAAATAAACACCTTTTTTTATACTTAGCAATGTTTTACTGCTAGAAAGTCTTTTTTCCTTTAGTTTTACAGTAGTAGATGTTACTTTGTATTTAGTCTTTTCTGTTACATTAGTAGAGCCAAACTCGTTATATTCAAGTTTACCTGTACTGTCATGATAAAAATACATACTACATTCGAAATCAGTAATATTAGAAGGTAAATTATATCTTAATGCAGGTCCATGCCAATCGTCCCCACTGCCATAATCAGCCGCCTGTATACACCAACTAGAGCCACCATCATTTGGTTGAATAGTACCAGTTATAGTTCTTTTAGCATCAACTTCCCCTGTTACTGATACAAATTTTTCTGTAGTTTCACAAGGTTCATCAACAATAGTAGAATTTTTTTCTTTCTTTTCGTTAACTAAACTAGGATATTCACCAACAAGTATTGCTTTTCCGTCTTGACCATCTATTTGGCAATATGTTGCTTCACCGTTGAAATCAACTTCTACTATAGCAGGAGTGCTTGTATTTCCTTCGTTTGTAACAGTTATCTTTTTTCCACCATTGAAAATCTTTGCATCACTGTTGTGCGAAAAAGGTATTGGGCATATAAATGATGTTTTTATTCTTCGCATACCTTTAGTAATTTTTTCTTTTGAAAACTTGCCGTCAGGAATTGCTAGATAAACTCTTTCATTGTCATCTATAACAAGTTCTTTTTCCTCAGAAACATCAAATATAGATGATAAAGTATCAATAATATCTTTACAATCTTCTTCTGTATCTGATTTTATATCAAAAGTAATCGTTATTTCTTTATAATCATATTTTGAATTTTGATAATATCGTCCGTTTTTAGATGGAGGATCTAAAAAGTTATTTACTCTTTCTGACATCAAAGTTGTATCTATCGAAATAACTTTGACAAACATTTCTAAATCAATGTTATTAAACTTAAACACTTGTTATTCCCTCCAATCTATTTAATCTTTTTTCATCTCGTTTATTTTTTTCATCGATAGGTTTTGCAATTATATCTACAACTTTTACTTTATCCATGTTAGCTTGGACTTGTATAGGTCTATCACTTATATCTCCTATAGTTTCTTTCAAGGTTTCACCTAATGAATTAGCGATTTCTTTTACTGTATTATTGCTTACACTATTTATAATTCTAAGATTACTATTATTACTAGCTTCTAATGAAAACTTAGTTGTTTCAGATTGAACAGCCATTTTCATTGCATTTTGCATTTCAGCAGTTACATTTTTAGCTGCTTCATATACTTGTTTTGATTTGTTTTTTAAACCGTTAATTAAACCTTCGTCCATGAATTCACCATATTCTGTAGTAACTCTTGAAGGAGAATTTATTTTAGCAGTCTTTTTCATTTCTGCATTAACTTGATTAACAAGACTCCTTGCCGCACTAACTGCTCTTGATGTACCACTTTGAATACCTTGAGTAACACCGTTAGCCATTTGTTGACCGATTTCTCTTGATTGAGTTCTAGCAACATTTTTCATGCTTATCATTTGTCTTGTAAAGTTATTTCTTGCTTCTCTTGATTGAGTAGTTATAACTCTTTTCATTGATATCATTTGAGATGTAACAGCATTTCTAGCAAGTGTAATCTGTGTTCTAGATACATTTCTAATTGATATCATTTGAGATGTAAGTTTATTCCTAGCCTCTGAAACTTGAGTTGATATAACATTCTTCATGCTTATCATTTGTGATGTAACAACATTTCTAGCATTTGTAATTTGATTACGTATTATATTACTAATAGATAGAAATTGGTTTCTTACTATATTAGATACATTTAAGCATTGATTTCTAGCTACGTTTGATATACTTACAAATTGATTTCTTGCTATATTTGCACATCCAACTAAACTAGTTCTTAAATTATTTTGTAATGATGTAAATGCTTGAGAAATTGAATTTGAAACACTTTGTACTGTTGTCTGTAAAGCTGTTAATTGTGTTTGTAATGCTTTTATTTCATCTGTGTTCATACTAGAAAGTTTAGAATTTATTTTGTTACTATTAGAATCTTTGCTAGTATTAAGAGGTTTTTCATTACCAGTCTTTTCATCAGCATAAGATTCCCCTGTAAACCAATTTACTAAACCTTGTATTATACCGGTACCACCTTTGCTAAAATCAGGTTTAGAACTAGTAATCCAACTTGTTATTGCTTGCCAAAGTTCTGATGCTCTACCAGTAAATCTGTCAGTTAAGTTTTCAATAAAACTATCAATAAAAATATCTGCAAAGCTACCAGTTAAAGATTTTATTTGTTCACTTCCTTCTACCCAGGAATTCATTGCTGAAGCAACTGCATCTAAAGCATCATGTATATTGTCTGAATTGTTTTTTATTCCGTCTCTTAAAGCATCTAAAATTACTCTACCAGCTTCTTCAACTTCTGGAGCAACATCTTTTACAAATTCTGAAATTTGTTTAATAGCACTTGAAATACCTTCTCTTATATCGCCTTTACTATTTATAATTCCTTGACAAATTTGATGTATAATTTCTTTGCCGATAGCTAATACTCTACTTAATCCGCCTTGAGTTATAAAAGTATTAATTCCACTAAAAGCTTGTTGAATCGCTCCTGATATATCTGCATTTCTTATATATCCAAGCATATTATCCAATGCCTTTTTAAAATTTTCAAATGTATATAAGACCTGACCATCTTCTGTAGTACCTTCTTTATTTCCACTTCTCCAAACACTGAAAAATTCAGCTAATTTTTCAGAAGTAGATTGAATAGCTGGTTTTAAAAATTCAAATCCTTGTATCGCAACATCTTGTAAAGCAGATGATAAAATTAATAATTTATTTTTAGTTGTTTCATCCATAGCTTGCGCCATTTTTTCAGATAATCCAGTCACTAAATTTAAATTATCACAATATAATTTGAATTGTTCGTCAGATAAACCACATATTTCATTTATTTCATCTAGGGAATCAGATAAACCTAAGTTTGTTAAAATTTGTTCTCTAGTTGATTTATCCATATCTCCAAATTTTTCTCTTAATTGAGTTAAATTTGCAATTAAATCTATTTGGCCAGTAGAAGCACTTTTAGCAGACATGCCATACTCTTTTAACACTTGATTAGCTTCCTTAAGTGACATATCTGGATTTAACTTATCTATTATTTCTTGTTTAGAAACAACATCTTTTAAACCTTTAGCATTGTCTACTATTCCTTTTGTATTCTCATTGATCATGTCACAAGTAGCACTATAGTCAAAAGCGTCATCATTAATTTCTTTATAAGTTAGTCCCAGTTCTTTAAATTGCTTTTTCTGAGCATTTGTGGGATTTCTCATTGCATCTAATACACCAAACAAGTCTTCAACATTTTTTGATGTTACTTTTGCATCAGACCCTAATACTTGTAAAGCTAAAGCCATATCCTGTGTAGTCATGTTAAATGCAGCACCTAGATATTCTGTTTGACTTAAAACTTCTTTTAAGTTATTTATTCTTTTACTACATTCTTTTCCAGTAACTCCTGCTTCTCCTAAATTTTGATTCCAATAAGAAACCGTTTGAGTAGAGTTTTGTACACTATCAGTTAAACTATCATATGCATCATCTGTAGCATTAACAATTGATAGTAAACCTGTCATACCTGTTTTACCAGCTAAGTCCTTACATGCGGCCGCTTGTTCAACTAAAGGTAATGATTTTAAACTACTTCTTAAATTTCTTAATGTTTTATCTAAGTCAACTGAACCATCTTTCGCAGTAACAAGTCCTATTCCGTATTTATCCATAGCTTTTGCTACGGTTTCAGTAGGTGCACTTAAATTTGCCAACAATGTTCTCATTGCAGTCCCTGCACGACTTCCTTTTATTGATGAATTCGCCATTAGACCGATAGCAACTGATAAATCATCCATAGAAACGCCCAATGTCCCAGCTACTGAACCGGCGTACTTCATTGTTTCCAATTTTTGTGATTAACCATAGGCTCTTTATCCTATGCTCTATATGTTTCCATATAGTTTAGACTATATCTTTCATTATTCAATCTTGAATAAATCACTCCTGTTCGTGGATATTTCACCATGCAAAACTGTTTAGGTTACTTTATCTAGTCGTTACACCTTACTTACATTTCTGTAAAGTCTTGGCTCGGTATTAACATATTGAATATTAATAATCAATACTCAACTTAGCCTTCACCGAATTAAAGAGTTTTTACATGGGCAAAACGTCTACCCATTAATTCAACAGTTGTATTACTACGAGTAATAGTTGCTGCCATATAATCTACGAAATTTGATGCTTGAGATGCAGACATGTTCATTGCTGTAAGTCCATCAGTGACAATATCACTAGCTGTACCAAGTTGAGTGGCTCCAATCGTAGTTAAGTTCAAAACATCTTTGATTGACGCGAGTGACTCTTGAAGTGAAAATCCAGCCATACCCATGTATTGGAAAGCTTCACTTACCTCTGTACTGGTGTACCTAGTGGTTGCTCCGTATTGCCTAGTTGTTTCTGTTAAGACTTCAATATCTTTTCCAGTAACACCCATAATTGCTGATACACGAGCCATTGAACTTTCAAATTCAATAGCATCTGCCATTAAGGAACTGAAATCAAAATTAAAAGCTGTAACTTGACTAAAACAATCTAAAATAGTATTTGTTGCATTTTGAACTATATCTACAACAGGCTGTAATTTTTCAGATATATTTTGCAAGTTTTCAAAGAAATTTTGTTTACTAGCATCATATAACTTTGAAAAAGCAGTTACCATTGTAGTTACTGCTGCAACAACTCCTGCTGCAACTGGGCCAACAATTCCACTTAATGCTTTAAAAGTATTTGAAAATGTCCCTACTAGAGAACTCATTTCTCCAAATACTTTACCAACACCACCTAAATCAGCAAAGGCATTTTTAAGTTCATTTAACTGACCTTCAACTTGGTCAGATTTTAATTCAACTTCTATAACAACTTTTCCATCTGCTGCCATACCCTCACCTCCTTTTTAGGCATAAAAAAAGAACACCGAAGTGTTCTGCAAATTAATTAATCTATTAAATCATAATAAGATTCAGACTTTTTAAGATAAGTATTATATTCATCTAAACAATGGCGATAACTTGTATCAAATTTATCTACTCTTTTACTTTGAAAATAAACATAATCGTTATATGCTTTCATAGATTTATTTAAATAATCAAAAGTTATAGCAAAATTATTTTGTTCATCTTTATAACTTTCTTTTAGATTAAGATTTCTTATTTCATTACTTAATCCTTTTGTATTATTAAATATTTTTTTTGATATCTTCCCGCTTATACCACTGTTTATTAACTCTATACTATCATCATAAAGTTTATGATATTTTGAAAAAAGTTTTAATGTTTCACTATCACTTAATACTTGATTTTCTTCAATATTAGAATTTTCTATAGCAACACTGCTTTTTTTATTAGTTATTGCACTAATTGCAGCAATTATTATAGCAATACTTAAAAAAGCTATTATTACAATAAAAATGTTTTTCATATTGGACCCCGAGTTTCTTCTCATACTATACTCCCCCCTATAATAATATTATAGTACAAAAACATAACTATTGTCTTAATAATTCTCTAGGATCTTCACCTTTCAATAGCATTTCTGTTATTAATGCTTGTTTTTCCTTTTCCTCTAATGACTGAGGTAAAGCATAAAGTTTTTTCATTTTTCTATAGAAATTCTTTTGCTGTTTATCTTGTATCTCAGATAAATCAATACTTCTATATTCTAATATTTTTATGAATTTACAATCACTTGATAAAGAATTAAATAATGCTTTAAATTTCCACCAGTGTAATCCTTCAATATCTTGTAAATCAATGTGATAATCATGCATAAATGCACTATAAATGTAAAAATCATCATGTTCAAAGCTATAGATAATTTCATTTTTACTAGAGTTTTCGCTCTTTTCTGAATCTTCGTTAGTACTAATAATTTTTTTCCCACACTTATAAAATAATAACATTTCTTCAACAAATTGATTAATATTATTATTATTAATATATTTAATTGTATCTATTTCATAACCATAATATAGTTGTAGAGCCTCATCTGATTTTTCTTTTTCACTAATATTATTATTTAACATTAACTGTTCAAATAAAATAGAAGTGCGAAAATCCCAGTTAATTGGATATCGCACTCCTTCTATTTCAACTTCAATAGGTAAAAAATCGGTTAAAATACTTATACTCATTAGTTATATTTTTTCTTATTTCTTTCAATAGCTCTACGTTGTTGTCTATTAAGAGAAATTTCTTCCTCTCCGAATACTTCTTCAGAAATAGTAGTAACAGATTTTAATTCTGTTGCAAGTGCTTTATCTTGTTCTAATTTAGCTTTTGTTAATTCCTTTATAGCTGTAGTACATTTCATTAAATTGCATTTACCTGAAAAAATATCATAAGTTTTTTCCTCACCGAACAATTCTTCAAACAAGCCAATTATGCTTTCACAATATTTTCTAGCACTTTCAATAGGAAAATCTTTATCATCTTTAGCTACTTCTGATATTTTATTGTTTGTTTCTGAAAAAACTGATTCAAAAAATTCTTTTTCATCTAAATCTAAAAAATCAAATTCTAATTCCACACCTAATATATTAAATTTTGTATAATCGTTCATATTTTAACCTCCCTAATTTTAATTAATTTACAGTATTTTCTTTAGCAGTATTACTTTGAGTTGCTGCTTGAGTTGCTGTAAAAGTTTTTGTTGAAACATTAAAAGTACCTTGAACAACTTTTCCTATAGCATTTAAACTTCCTTCAACTTTTATTTTTTCGCCACCATCACCACTAAATTTAGAAACTTCGTTTGAAACTCTAAATTTTCTTGCTTGATAAGTTCCTTCACTTCCTGATACAGGATCATACATATCTACACGAACAAAATCTCTTTCTGCAGCTGTTCCAACTTCGTGATTTCTACCAGTTGACCATAAATTTTTTATTCCTTTTTCATCTGGTATCATTTCAGAAACATATGGAAATTTTGTTTCATATTTTGTTACAGAAGTAGAAGATGTTTCATCATTTATATAACAAGTTGTATCAGTTTGTGCTCCAGGTTCTTCATCTAAACTTTCAAACCCATATCCTAGTAAAACATATTCTTCTGCTTCACTAGTACCTACATTTAAGTAGTCTGCAACATCTTTTCTCATTAATGCCATAATATTAACCTCCTTCTATACAATCCTTTTTTTATATACTAGTTTCATTTGAATAACATAGATTGCTTTATTCGCACTCATTTGCTCGACATATCCATGTGTTAATACTTTTATTTCTTCAGCTATAAGTGGATAATTTAACTCTGGTAAAATTCCTTCATTATTTTGAGTTTCTACCCACTCTGCTAATTTTTCATAAAAACTAATATTTTTTTCATTGTTATATGCTTCAACACTTTCTCTGCTAGTAAAATCAAAAATTAATTGCCTTTCAGTAGAACCATCAACATAAGTTTTTAAAATAGTTTCTGAAGGCGAACCATCGACTGAATAAGTGCCTATTTCATCACCTATATAATCAGCAGAAATAGGAGATTTATCGTCTATTAGAGGGCATTTTAAGAAAAAATCTATTATTTTATCTGTAATAGTTCTGTTTTCTATTTTATCTAAACTAATTGTCATTTACTTGCTTTCCCTCCTATTGTATTTGCAATTTCATTTACTATTGCATCTCCTTCATTAACCCACATACGATTTATCCATTGTTTACCCCTTTTACCGCCACGATTTAAACCTTCTCTACCCATACCTCTGTTAGTATAGTAGTTAATAGCAGCATATGACTTTGTACCCCCATGATAACTAGCATATACAATACTTTTTTTGTTTTCTTGAGCAGTATTTTTTAAATCTCCTGATAAATAAGGTACGTATGGGTCGGCTTTTGTTCTTACTAGGTTTACGAGTTGTTTTTGCGCTCTATTTATTTTACTTTGATTTACAATTTTGTCATAGTCTATATTAACAGTAACTTTTGCTTTTAAAGTTGCCATTTTACTCACATCCTAGTTCAAAGTGTTTTGTTAATTCACACTTAGTAACATTGATGATTTTAACTACATCATCATAGTTTTTTTGAATATCATTAAACTCTTGAGAATTTGTAATTTCAATGTCATGTATTCCTTTTAAGAGAATATCTTCTCCTTCGTTGAATGTATAATAATTACTTTTATCTTCAAGTTTACTAAATTCTTTAGGACCTATGTAAGTTTTACCTTCATAAGTCCCATAATTTACAAAAACTAATATTTTATTATCTATATCCGCAGATGAACCGGTTGTCTTTAAAAATTTAACTCCTGTAGCTTGTTGCCAATCGATACCCGTTAAATAAGTTCGGTGATAAATGGGTTTTCGATTTTCATCTAAAGATATATTGAATAAAGTTGCACTGTCTTCGTTATATCCGAACACATTTACCACCTAACCTCTCAATTTAACTACTGCTACAGGTAAAAGTTCCTTGATCTCGTTAGTTATATCATAAGCACCGCTAGAACTAACACTTTCATCAAATGTAGTTTTCTTATTTCCTTGAGAAATTGATTTGACACCTCTCACACTTGAATAATTAACTGCATTAGAAATTAAAAGAAACAGAGCAGGTTGATACTCTGTTTCTAATTGTTCAGCTGTTATAGTTCTATTAAGTCTATTCTTAAAATAAAGTAATAGCTTTTGAGTAGCAAGTTGTTTATGAATGACTAAACTTGATTCGCTTTCGTTAGGAAACTTTTCTTGTAATATTAAATCCAAGTTAGTCATTTAAAACAACTCCTATCCTCTAGAAATTATCCTAGCTATAGGAATTGCTTTATGGTTGATATATTTTTTGCTTGAACCATCCATATTACTTACTAATTCCCAGTTAACTCCTTTTTCTAACTCGGCAGTAGTTGGTGATTCAGATGCCATAGATGATTTTGTAAAGCTTATACCATATGGTGCAAAACATTTTCTTTGTCTACTATATAAGGTATCTTGTCCACCATTTTTAGATGGATTTCTATCAGTTTCACTTGGAACTCTTACACCTGCATCTGTGTATTCTATAGCACCTTCACCTAAAACATATGTAGTATAAGAAGTATATGCAGGTAATTTTACTACATAATCATCATTAGCAGGAGTATATCCAGCAACAGTTGGAGTTACTTCAGCTTTATTTATTTGGGCTCCAGTAGCACTACTTGCAACTACTTTTAATGCACCTTCAACAGTTGAATCAACTTTCATATATTGTTCTGCTACTTCTTCAGTAGGCATTGAGTCGTCAATCACCACTAATCTACCATTTAATGTTGCTAATCCTAAATCTCTTTGAACACCGTTTTTATCAGTGTATTTTAAATAATTTAGTAAGTTTAAGTTTTCTAAATTAGTTGCTACAGCTGAATGCATTATAGCTAAAGAAAATTTAGATTTATTATCTCCTAATGCTCTTTGCATAGCAGTATTTAAAGTAGTTACGCCCATTGTATTTGCTTCTAACTCTTTAGTTATATCGGCAGTATGATTATCAACAAAAGGTTTATTTCCAGTACCAGTCATAGAGAAGATACCTTTTAATATTGATAAAATTGTATCTTGGTCTACTTCATCCCAGTAATCAACAACTTGTGCGGCTATATTTTCCATAAAATCTTCACCGCCAGTTATATCATAAGAGAAATCTCTTTCTGTCCATGCTTGAGATCTACCTACAACAACTCTTGAGTGCATATAAGTTTCTGTGTTTTGGGATGTTATATCAGTTTTACCATCATAATTTAAAGGAGTAGAACCACTTATTAAACCTTTAAGTGGAGTTACAACATAGTTTCCACCTACTTGGTCTGTCATTGCAGCTTTTAAATCATTTCTAGCTACTAAAGCTCTTGATTTTAATAATTCATTTTTTCTTAAGTTAGGCACTCTTTCAGTGTATTTATTAAATACTTCTGTATTAAATATTTTTTTATCAAATATACCAGGCATATAATTGCCCTCCCTTCTTATTCTTTATTAGCTGATGTTTGAACTCTAGACATTAAACTATCTATATTTACATCAGGATTTTCATTTGCTATTTTCATAGCCTCTTGCAAGGTAAGTGGTTTTTCTCCACTTCCTCCAGTACCTTCACCTTTTCCAGCACCAGGAGGATAATTACCTTGTTTTATATAAGTTTCTCTGTCTTTTTTAATTATGTTTTCTATTAAAGTATCGAATTTAGATAAATTATCATCAGATAATCTATCTTCTAATGAATCTGCAGTTAATAATTCAAGGATATCTGTATTCTTTTGATTTTCTTTTCTCCTTTTAGCAGTTTCATTAATTTTTTCTTGACGAGCAACTTTTTTATCCGCTTCTTGTTTTTCTCTTTCCATTTGAGCAACTTTTTCTTGTAAAGCAGCAATAACAGGATCTTCAATTTTATACAAATCAGGATATTTTTCTTCAATTACATCTCTGAATTGTTTTTCCCAAGTCCCTTTTTCTTTCATTGTTTTTATAACGGTATTTACATGTGTATCTTTTAAACTATCAAGATAAGCTATAAAATCAGCATTACTATCTGCTAATGTTTTAAAGTTTTCTAAAGTTAGTGCACTCGCTTTAATTTGCTTTTCAACATCAGTTCCTAACAATACTTCGTTTATGTTATCTTCATCGTCAAACTTTTCTACAAGTTTTAATAATTCACTTTTTTTCATATTAAATCTCCTTATCCCACTAACTCATAAATGAACCAGTGACATTTTTTAGTTTACCCTCGTTTCGGAGCATAAAAATAAGCCCTTTCGGACTTTATTATCTTGTTAATTTATATATTTCAGTCAATATTGTATCTGTGATATATTGATTATGCACATAAGTTTTTCGATTATACTCATTTATCTTATCGTTGTATAATTGAGCTAACTCAAACCAATCTACATTTTTACACTTTGCTTTGTTGAATATACTTGCTACTACTTGGCTTTTTACTTTATCCTTAGTGAAACTTTTATATTCGAAAGTATAATAATTTTCATTATCTTCAGATAAATAATAAGTAGCCCTATTTAATTTTAGTTTCTTTAAAGGTTTCTGTTTTGGTCTTTTTATTACTTTAACTTCTATAGCATCACTAGGTAATGATACAAAATCAAATAATTTTTCCATTTAATCATCCTTTATGTAATTTCTATTTATTTCCAAAGACATAAACTATCAAGGAACTTTTTGCAAGTGCCTTAGAATCGATTTTAGAAACTTGAATTATGTAAACCTATTTATTCATATTTAACAATTATACTTATAACATAATCTAGGTTATACATACCAACCCATACACCGTTTTTCTTTATAATAAAATATTTTCCATCGTACATATAATCGTCCCAGTCGTTGCTAGTCCATTTTATTTCTTCTGAATTAGTCATTACTATTTTTATCAAATTCATTTTTATCTCCTACAATTCTATATTTTCTATTTTTGCTCTTTCTTCTAATACATTTCTATAAGCTTCCATATATACTAATTGAGTATGTAATATTTCATATGAGCAGTTAGGAGTAAAATTAAGTGTTCCATTTTTATATCCTTCTAACATTCTTTGTAATCCTGTTATTCTATTATCTAATTGATAATATTCAGCTTTAAATCTGTCTTTAAAATCTGCTCCTAACATTAAATCTACTGTGTCTTGTAATTCCATCTATACTCTCCTATCATCTTATAACTACAAAGTAACATTTGCAGAAATTATGTTGTGGTATTAAATCATAAGCCTCTTCAGCAGTTAAAGTAACACCATGCATACTTTCACAATCACCACAAGTTCTTTCCTCTAAAACTGAACAATACATAAATTTTTTATCTCTATTACAATAAATAAAGATATCATTTGCTATTCTACTAAGCTCAGATATCAATATTCCTCTTGCTCTTTTTCTACTCATCTTTTGTCTTTGTGTTAGCCATGATGCAATATTATATAAATTCTTCTTATTATAAGCTATTTTCAATCTTTTTTTAGTTCGATTGTTTATTTTAGCCATATTGCTTTGTATTCTTTGCTTATACGTTTTACCTTCGTATTTTCTATTTAATATTTTCTGTTTTTCTTCATTGTCTACAAAATATCCAAAATACTCTACAATTTCTTCAAACATTTCATCAAAGAAGTTATCTATTAAATCTTCAAGCCATTCATCTTCGTTATTAAGCATTGATAGAACTGCTATAACAAGAAATCTTTCAGCGCTTTTGTAATCTTTTGATGTCTTTTCTATTTGGTAAGCAAAATTAGCAGTTTCCATCAACTCTCTAATCTGCTTATCTGTTTTATTCATCTTTTTAAGATATTTTTCAAGTTCCTGTTCGGCCTGATTATATGCTTTTTCCATGAAACTTTTAGTTTCTTCAGCACTTCTATTCTTCGATGTTTGCTTCTGTGTGTTGGTGTTTATCGCCATACAATTCACCTAAACTTTCATCTTCAAATTGCTGATTTTCTTCCATTTCTTTTTTGACTTGTTCCCCTTCTTGATGTGGATTGGTTATAAATCCAAATAAAGTTCTTGCTGTTTGATTAGAGATTACTCCATCTGGAACTTGACTAAGCATTTGAGCAGTAGAAAGATTATCTTGTGGTATATTTGGAGTGTAAATAATCTTAATTCTTTTATAATTAAAATCTCCTTCTTTCTTCATGCTTAAATACTCACATATAAATCTAATTCTATTTTTAAGTATATTTTTATGAGATTTTATCAATGTTGTACATTTATTTTCAAGAGAGATCAATCTACTTCTAAGAGTTATACCACTTAGATTAGATTGTAGTTTTTCATTGTGATTTATGTGACAGCCAATTTGATAAATTAAATCTATGTATCTATCAATTGTATTTTGTACAAAAGTATCATTTATATCTTTAATTAACCATTTAACTTTACCATCTTTTCCAACTTCTAAAATCCCTTTTGCTTTCATTTCTTCTAAATCTTCATCCTTTTCAAATTGACAATTTTCTAGAACCATATAAGCATTTCTAAAATCAGAAATTTCATTACCCATATCTGAGAGATTTGTTTCTAATGCATCTTGTAATCCAGCAATATCTCTTGCTAAGCTATCTTTATAATCTTCTGTACTTATAACACCTACAGAAACAGGTACTCGTTTAAATTTGTTATTGTCTTTACTTCTTATTTCTTCGAAATTGTCATTAAAATGATATATAAAATCTTTTGTATATACATCAATATATTTAGGCCTTGCAGATATTATTTTGCCATTTACTTCTACATCTTCTTCAAATTCAGCATCAAAGAAATGAACAAAGAATAAAGTTTCTCCATTATAATCTCTATAAGCATACCCTTCAGTTGGTTTTATAATTTTAGCTGAGAAATTACCGTCTGCATCTATGTAATATAATTCATATATTCTTGTAAATAAATTTAAATAATTCATTAAATGTGCATCGTGGTTTTCATCCCAATCATAAAAAATGTCTTTCATTTTTTCAATAAGTTGCATTTCTTCATCAGAAGTACTTTCATAAGTTACGGGATTTCCTACGGTATAGCTAGTTTCTTCTTTAACGAATTTCTTTATGAAATTAGTATTAATTTTTAAGTTAGATCTGGAGGTTATCATTTTATATTCTCTTAAAGCTTTACTTTCACCACAATAATATTCATATATTCGGTCATATTCCATTACTTTCGAAATATAATCCATGTATGAATACCTTACAAGATCTAAATTTTCAGGTATGTCTAAATTATTAAACACATTACCTATCTTGGCTAGATTAAAGACTAAACTATTAAGACTACTCATTTCCTCCCTCCTTTCCTATTTACATATTTATTTTTACTCTTACTTTTTTTAACTTCTATTAATTCTTCAATAAATTTGATATATTTTTCATCATTTGAAACTCTTGCATGACTTTTAAGCACATACAAGTTATTTGTTTTAGGTTTTCTTTTGTAAATTACATTTTTTATTACTATTTCTGCAATAGTTCTAGAATTTAAATGAGAGTGTCCATTTTCCCACTCTTTTTTCGTATTATATACAATAAATCCAATCTTTTTATTGCTTTTAACTTTCAATATAATAAATTCTTTATTTTGGTATATTTTTTCCGACTCGGTATAATTTGTCTTATTCCAGTTCGGTTTTTCTTTCATTAAACTTTCAGATTCCCATAACTCTTTAGGAACATCATAAACTTTTAAAACCTCATCAATAGGTTTATATTTTTTCATATTAAACACCTAGTTTTCGCCTATCCATAATTCTTATTATATTTTTTACTTCTATTTCAATTAACCTTCTAGATAACTCAGCTATTATATCTGGAGCATCATCATGAGGACTATAAGCTGTGCCTTGAAAGTCTAATATTTGTTGTGTAAAATCCTTGTTGTTATTATTAAAAACTAATTGGCCGTTGTTTACTTCTTCTATTATCGTTGAAATACGTTCATCTTTATTTTTTCTAGACATTTCATTAAGAATAATAATATTTCTACGTTTTAATTCATAATCTTTGTCAATCATTTCTGTAATAGTGGTAACATCGGCCCCTAAATATGTATTTTTTTCTATATATAGATGAGTTATATCTGTATATTCTTTTAAAAGGTCTATGACTGTTTGACAATACTGTTTATAACTCATTTTAGCTAATATCATTTTTCTTATATATTTAAAATCATTTTCTCCTAATGAACCTACAGCCATTGCAAAGAAGTCAGATCTTCTTGATTGTTCACCAGCAGGGTCCACACATAACATAGTTTTTAAGAATGTATGGTCCTCAATTTCTTCTTCTGCTTGAGTTCTTATAGCTTTGAACCATCTAACTCCTAGCGTGCTAGCATCATTCATTTTTTCTGACATAAATGATTTTCTATTAGTCCAATATTTAACTGCTATATCACTAAAGAAATCCCATTTTTCTTCCCATAGTAATGGATATTTCATTTCATCTATATGTTTTTCATAAAATTTTCTAGCCTGTATTTGAGGATCTTCTATTTTATCATCAAAATAAATTTTCTTACATTCAAGCCATAAATCACTTTCAAATATATCATCTATTGTTTGGCCATCTTCTAATAAAACAGCCCTATTAATAATAGTATGATAATCTCTATTTCTGCTAAGTTTACTTATTAAGCAATCAATGTGTAAAACTGTTCCTATACTTACAAACTTAGTTGCTGCTTTAACTTTTTTACCTTTTCTAAATACTGCAGTATCTCCAACTTCCTCTACTTCTTTACACCATCTATTCCATTTCTTTTCTCTAGCATCTTCAGTTATAACATCAACTTCGGATTGATAGTCATCGGCAATAACTACCGTGGGTCTTACACCTCCCCAGTTAGCACCACGGACAGAAGTAGTTGAACCTACTGCTCTTATATATGTATCATTGGTAAACTCAATTTCGCCTGAATTAACCTTGTAATAATCTTTCGAATTAGGCTTTTTACCTTTTAAATCTATTAAGTTTCCAAATACATCTTTTATAAGCTCATTTTCTAAAAACTCTTTCTTTATAGAATTTAAGAATTGCTCGGCATCATCTGCAGTTTTGGCTCCTAATAGAGTAAACTTTGATTTTTTATAGCAATGTAACCATATTGCAAGTGTTTTGTCGCATATGGTTGACTTAGCAAGTCCCCTAGGCTCTACTATATTAAGTTTATCGTATAAATCCTGTACAAAGGCCTCCGAAAGAACTCTCCATATTTTATAATGTTCTTCGCATAATTCCCTTGCACTGTTGTCATCACTTGGTACGAAAGTTGTTCTAAGAAAATATAAACTAAAAAAAGTTATATCCTTTTCTCCAATCACCTTTGCAACTTCATTAGGAAGATATTTTTTTCTGATATTATTTTGATTTTTAGGAAAATATTTTTTTAAATACTTATCAATCAAGTATATAGAGTATTTATTATCATCAGTAAACTCTATATCATCAAAATAAATCATCTAATCACTCCCTTCTGAATTTATTTACATAAAAAAAGAGCAGCCAATTAATAACTACTCTTTTGTATTTTTCTTTTTAACATATTTTTTCTTCTTTGATTTATTTTTCTTCTTAGGAAAAGTCTTTTCTAGTTTGCTTTTAGTCATTGCTCTACCATTTAGGTAACAAATAACTTCTTCTTTTTCTTGTTTACTCTTTTTAACGATATTGTGAGACGTTTTTCCATTGATAAATTTATTCATAACCCCAAAATTTCTAGAGTTTTTATCTTTTTCAACATTTAAATAAGCTAATTCATATAATTTCATAGACATTCTCCCTTTAAATTAATGGCTGGCTTAGTGAGATTCGAACTCACAACAAACCATGGTCCGTAGCCATGTGCTCTATCCGTTGAGCTATAAGCCAATATTTATTTAGAAGGCTCGAGATTAAAGCCTTCTGTAGACACCTTTCGCAGCATTATTTATTCTCTGCTTATCCACGCACCTAATACGTATTGTTCATGACTGGTTGTATTTTTATAGTGCCACAAAACCCTAACACGAGGCACTCTTTTACAATACTACTCAATACTTCATATTCTGTCTGCCTTGCGAGCAATAAAGGTTAGCAAAACCACCATGCAACTTCATATCAAACACTTTACCCTTGGGAGGTATCATGCACTAGATTA